ATCTGAATCCGGAAGTTACCTGGCGGTTGGTTGGACTAGAGGCGGCAGCCTCGTTGTTCGGCCGACTTCACCTAGCCCTGAAGTACCTCGGCACCTGTATAAATGCAGCAGGACGCTAGTGGTTAGTGGGAGTCAGGGTAATTTGCATAGCCCTAAGAGGGTGAAGCCGCTGGCTCCGACATTCGTCCGACGTGGTGCCCGGCTCTAACCAGTCGTCGTTGCTTCTCCCTTCTGGGGAATAAGTACCCAGCAGGACGAAGAGGGGCAGTGCACTTGCCGAGGTTTTAAGATTAGCAAGACCGCAGGGTAGCTGTAGATTGGGAAGTCACAGCCAAGATTGCATCGGTGAAGTGCCCGCCCTGTGGGAACAAGTTTAGTAGCACGGCGATTGACAAGGATTCCTAGATAGTTGCACCTTGTCGAGTATCGTGGTACGCTAGTAGACCACGGCGGACAGGCTACCCTACCGCATCTTCCTCCCCTTCTTTAGGGGGTGCGGCGAATAGGGGCTCAACCAAGGCGGGCTGGCGGCTGAGCTTAAACAGTAAAAAACCCTGACCATTCGTTCAGTCCATATTTAGGAGGACAGTCATCCATGTCCTCAAGTAGGGAAGTCGGCCTGAGTTCGGGATGCATCGGAAGCACCTGAGGGGTAACCCGTAGAAGGTGGATGTGGGCTCGGGCCGCTTTACAAAGTTCGGAGGCTCCCAGACCTCAAAACTGGGTGGTTGCGGGCGGGTGCGGACTTTTCCAATTTGCGAGAAAGAAGTCGCAAGATGGAGAGGAAGAAGAACTGGTTTACGTCAGAGCAAGGCAGTCGTTTGAGAAAAGCACAGATCGCGCCGTAGGCTTTGAGCCGGATGCAGAAGGGCCAGCGAGAGAATATGACCTTATTGGACGGGAATATCTCGCATGTTCTCGAAAGAGCGTGATCGGGTCGGCACGACACAAAACCGACCCACGATTTTGATGCGGGGTAGTAGCGCAGGTCAATACGAGAGGCCCATAACCTCTAAACGCCAGTGCAAATCTGGCCCCCGCAACCAAGACATAATCCCGCCGCCTAGCTCGACTTGAAGCGGCGTGGGAGGGACCGAAGGGGAGTCGTAAGCGGCGACGGCCGATACAGGTAACAGCCTTCCTGTCCCGAAGAGTTTCGCAGCGGTGTGTTGTACGGTTACTTCTACATGAACCCAGAGGCGCTGGTCCGATTCCAGCCACCCCGACCAATGACGGGGCGTAGCTCAGTGGCAGAGCGCGGGGAAACGAAAACGCCGTGCAGATTATGTTCCCTGCGGATTCAGTTTTGAGGTCCCGTGGAGTTCGTAGGTCACTGACCCAACTCTTGGGATCAGCAATTCTCGGGAGCCAGTTCGAGCGGGTTAAGTCGGCATGGGCGCAGCCGAGCCTCAAAAGTTTGCCCGCCTGTGACGGCGAGAGCCTCTAATACAGTTGTCTTGGGGCGGGTTTGAATTTCCGGTCGTGGCGAATAGACACGATCCAAAAATAGAGCCGCTATGCCCTGCCGTTGAGAAACACGGTTCGGCTAGATTCGAGGGTATGCGAGTCATCTCACGAAGATGAGTTGATCCGCTCTCGCGAGAGACGGTAATCGAATCATGCTGGCGGAGAATCGGGCATCCCTGCCGACCGGAAAACTTTGAAACACGGTATTTAAGCTGCATGTACCGTGATCGAGAAGCCGGGAAGTTAAAACTTCAGGCTTACAAGAAAACAGCGGAATACAAAGCGAAACAAGCTGAGTACAGCGCTGAGCAGAGAAAGACCGAAACTTGGAAAGAACGTACTCGACGAAATGCAAGGGTGTATCGAGCGAAAATCCGAGCGGAAGTCATCGCAGCTTACGGCGGCAAGTGTAGTTGTCCTCGTTGCGACGTTACAGATTCAAGATTTCTAACCTTGGATCATGTCAATAACGATGGTGCGCGGCACCGCGAGCAAGTTAAGGCAGGCGCTCAGGTCTATCTTTGGGCTAAGCGCAATGGGTATCCTGACAGCTTGCGCGTGTACTGCTGGAACTGCAACTGCGGTCGTCAATGGAACGGTGGGGTTTGTCCCCATCTTCAATGAGTTTGAAGCAGGTCGAGGTTCAGCTAGAGCGAAAGCGGATAGCTAGTTCGGTAAGCCTAGTTTCAAATGGCGGAAGGTGCTTTCCCGTTCTCGGACGTAAACCGAGTGGTGGAACCCTGACGGGCGCAAATCCGCCGGGCCTACGTTTTGCGGTTCGGCAAAAACCGCACAACATGAGCGTGATCACCAGCGAGTCGTACTGTGCGACTTGCAATGAACTGGACAAGCAGTGCCAGTGTGAAGGTGCGCAGCGCCAGATTAGACTGCGCAAGCGTCAAGTACCAAGGAATCGCTAATGACTTACACGTCCCAACTCGACCTGTTTACCAGCCCCTTTCGGGGCTAAGCAGTTGTGTGTTTGGGGGACGTAGCTGATGTGGTCTTAGCGCCCGCCTGAAAAACGGGAGATGTCAGTTCGATTCCGGCCGTCCCCACCATCCTCTCCCTTTTCCTAGTGACCTTCCTGTGGCAGTTCGCGCAGCGAACTTCACATTTCTCGATTTCTTTCTGTAGCGTTTCTAACCTGTAACTGTTGTACACCAGATCGCAGATGTTGTACGCTTTCTTTCCCCTTACGTGGTCGAAATCCAGACAGACAGGATCAGACTCATGGCAGTCAACGCAGCCATGCGTTTCTAAATAGGTTCGAACAAAATCTCGTTTCCTCTGCCAGCGTGCTCGAAACTGCACTGCATATTTTCGCTTTGAAGAAGGGAGGTTGTGGTGTACACCGTCGTATTTTGTTTTGCAGGTCTTGCAATAGCTATGACGAATCTGCTTGGCCCGGTTCCGCCAGTGGAATTGGCCTTCAGGTAAGTCATCCTTGCATTTTGTACAGATCATTTCTCTTCAATACCTAGTATTAAGCGTCATGGAGGGAAACACTCTGTCAGACGAACAGCCCATCGTAGATGCAACGCCTGCCGTTGTCCCTGCCAAGAAAGTCCGCAAGCCGCGTGTAAAGTCCGCGACACCCAAAGAGCCAAAGCCCAAAAAGGTAAAACCAGCCCGCGACCTGCGAACCGTGTTCCGCGAGAAGATCGCGGGCCTGACCCCCGAGAAGATCAAGAAGCCCTGGATGGCCGAGAAGGTCTTCAGGATCATAGACAACGCGGCCGACCTTGAGGTCTGGGCCGAGAACGTCCTGTCCGACCCGTCCCGCTTCCACGCCTGGGCCGGGCGCAGGTGCCCCGTGCTCGCCGTCGACACTGAGAACACCAGCCTGGACACCCGCATCTTCGTCGACTTCAAGCAGCTCGACAGCGGCGACTGGGCGCTTGTCTACGAGGTCAGGGTGGAGATCGCGGGCGTCTGCCTGTCGGCGGACGGCATCGAGGGCGTCTACATCCCGATCAACCACGAGAAGGGCGCGAACGTCCCGCGCGAGCACGCGGCCCGCATCCTCCAGCGGCTCTTCGACGGCTGCCACCTGGTCTTCTACAACGGCAAGTACGACCGCGAGGTCTGCCGCATCACCCTGGGCATCAGCTTCAAGCCGTACCCCCACTTCGAGGACGTCCAGGTCCTCAAGTACATCAACGACCCGAAGGCCGACCTGGGCGATAAGGGCAGCTTCAGCGGCGACGCAGGCGGCCTGAAGGCGCTGTCCGAGACCGTCCTGGGGATCGAGCAGATAGAGATCGAGGAGATCGCCAAGGTCCGCGCCCACAAGTTCGACCCCGCGACGGGCAAGAACACCCTCAAGATGCAGATCGTCCCCTTCACCTGGGTGCCGGTGGAGCTCGCGCTCTGGTACGCGGCGGCGGACGCCATCTGCACGTGGCTGCTCTGGGACAGGATGAAGGACCTGGCCAGGAGCCGCAGCCTCATCCACCACATCGACCACGAGCTCATCGACACGCTCTCCTACGTGGAGCGGCAGAGATTCCTGGTCGACGTGAGCCGCCAGCGCCGCACGGCCCGATGGCACGGCCGCGTGCTCGCCGACCTGAGAGCGAAGCTGGGCGGGCTCGCCGTCGAGGCGGGCTGGGCGGGCGGTCTCGCCGTCGAGGGCAAGGAGTGCAAGGACGCCTTCAACCCGGGCTCCCCGAAGCAGCTCGCGGGCCTGCTGTTCAGGACGCTCGGCTTCAAGCCATACATCACCACCGACTCGGGGCAGTACTCCACCAACAAGGAGACGCTGGTCGAGCTGGTCAAGCAGTACCCGGACAACGAGTTCCTCAAGGCGCTCCAGGAGTACCGCGAGCTCGCGGCGCTCCACCCGGACAACCTGCGCTACGACCCGAAGGACAACTCCGCCCGCCTCTACCTCAAGCAAAACGTGGTGGCCGGGGGACGCCTCTCCGGGGCCGGGGGCACGTTCGAGAAGGACGGCGGCCTGGAGTGGAACCCGCAGGGTGTCAAGAAGCTGGAGCCCGACGACTTCTGGAAGGTGCGCGGCAACGTCCTGGAGCCCGACTCCGTGCCCGAGCACGAGATCGAGGAGCACCCCGAGTCCGACCTGCACCCGTCGTGCTTCCGCGAGGACAAGGGCGTCGTCGAGAAGGCACCCGGCGTCATCAAGAACCACATCGGCCTGTACCAGGACTACGCCATCTGCCTGGTGCCGAAGTGCACGACCTGCAAGGACAAGTTCGGGGTACTGATCGAGGACACGTCGCTCGACGCGAACCAGGTGGTGAACCTGCGCGTGCTATTCAGGGCGGCGGACGGCTGGACCTTCTTCTCGATCGACTACTGCCTCGCACCCTCCACAAGATTGCTGACCTCCGACCTGCGCTGGAAGCGGGCGGATGAAATAGTCAAGGGAGAGGAGCTGATAGGTTTTGACGAGAACCCTCAGAAGTCTAGGTACGGTCGTCGAAGACTGAGAGGCTCTAACGTCCTCAGCACTAAAAAAGTCCGCCTGCCATGCGTTAGGATCACCACAAATTCAGGGTCATTCGTTGTTTCAGAAAACCACGGATGGCTCGTTGAAAGAGCCACCGGAGGCAGAAAACGAGTCCGTGGCAAGCAGGGGTGGACGATTTCTAAAGACCTGCAAGCCGGGGATAAAATAGCGCGGCTCTGCGACCCGTGGGAAGAGGACCGTAGTTATGACGCCGGATACCTTAACGGTTTGTTTGACGGGGAGGGTTGGGCAACCGCGACAGGGGTCGGGATAGGGCAAAAGAAGGGGCCGGTGCTTGACAAGGCTAAACGGCTGCTTAGGGGAATGGGCTACACGGTATCCCACGACACCCCTAAAGACGGGGTAGACGTTCTGCGCGTCCTCGGCGGCAGAAATGCCTCCTTGAGGTTTTTAGGCAGCGTCAGACCTGAACGTCTAATTAAAAACGCCAGGAAAAACCTTTGGGAGGGGAAGACGTGCTCAAGCCGGTATACCGTGCCAGATGAGGTAATATCCGTAGAGCACGTAGGGGTTCAAGACGTAATCGCCGTAAAGACGACAACCAAGACTTTCATCGCCGAAGGTCTGCTGTCGCACAACTGTAACATCGAGGTCCGCACGGCGGCCAACCTGTCTGGCGAGCCGGAGCTCCAGAACATCTTCCTGTACGGCGACGGCGACCACCACGCGCTGACCGCGTCCAAGATTTTCCCCGAGTACAGCGACCCGACCTCCAAGATGTACAAGGCGAAGTCGCTCCGCGCCATCGCGAAGACTATCAACTTCGCGCTCCAGTACGGCGGCACCTCCCACGCGATCTACAAGAACATGGTCAAGAACGACCCGACCATCACGAAGGAGAAGTGCGACGAGATGGTCGCGAAGTACTGGGAGGGCGTGCCGAAGTTCAAGGAGTGGTGCGACGGCAAGCAGCTCAGGGTCCGCGAGAGCATGGTCTGCGAGACCAAGACCGGGCGCGTCATCGACTTCAGGTCCGCCATGGAGGCGAAGGGCATCCACGTGCCGTCCAAGGAGGAGCGCCAGAGGCTCAGCCAGTACTACGACCTGAAGCGCGAGGCCAAGAGGGCGAAGGCGGACAAGGACGACGACAGGCTCGAGAAGTACGAGAACGCGGCGCAGCGGCTCTGGAAGAACCCGGACACGGGCGTGCGCAACGCGATCGACTACAACCAGTTCATCGGGTACATCCAGCGCGTGGCCGTCAACTGCCCCGTGCAGGGGCTCTCCGGGGACTTCATGAGGATAGCCCTCAACCGCATCAAGAAGTGGATCGAGAGGGACCCGGGCGTCCAGGCCGTGTTCCGCCTGCACGGCTCCGTGCACGACGAGATAGACGTCTCCATCAAGAACGAGTACATCCCGTTCGTCCTGCCGCGCCTCACCAGGCTGATGAAGCTCCGCAAGTACCACGAGAGGGAGGGCTGGATCGTGCCGATCGAGTGCGACGCTGAGTACGGCCACTCCTGGGACGTGGACTACAACGTCACGGACAAGAAGGACCCCGCCGCCTACACCAAGGTCGAGTACTGGAGGAGCTACGTGCCGAGCATGTTCTCCCCCGAGCTCTACACGAGGCTCTACCGCGCCCTGGTGTCCGGGGACGGGGCGAAGGTCGACCGCGCCAAGGAGTGGCTCAAGGTCAACCTGCACCCGAAAGCGTTCCAGTCCGCGCAGTGCCTATTCGAGACGAACGCGAAGGCGGGCTGGCCGCTCACCGACCCCAGGGAGATCAAGCGCGTCTTCGTCGCCCTGCTACAGCTCCACGAGTACTGGACGATCGACCACGTCCCCGACTCCGAGGACGCCGCGCTGGAGACCCTCGCGCAGTACGAGGGCCGCATGGGCATCTACGCCCGCGACGAGCGGTGCCCGGAGTTCGGCTACCTCGGCGCGATCCCGCTCGGCTGCAACGTGGTAAGGCCGACCCCGGAAATCCTCGGCGACGCGCCTGTTGAGTTCCTCCCGCTGGAGCCCCAGGAGGTGCAGCCTGCCCTACCACTTTGACATCAACCCCAACGACGTGGAGGAGCTTGAGCCCTCCGAGCCCGTGGGGTGCTACGAAAGCATAGGGCGGGCGAGAAGCAAGCCTGGCCATACGTTCCTTTCCTGCAAGAAGCTCCTGAAGGACGAGGTCAAAAAGATCGCCCGCGAGCGTGACCGCATACACCTCGGGCAGAGGTCAAGCCGCCGACTGAGCAAGGACTACGACACGCTCGGCGTGGGCGCGGAGATGCAGGGCCAGGTCGACTATGGGTTCCCGTGGGACCCGAACAAGTACGAGTCGGGTGACGGCAGGATCGACTTTTTCTTCCCAGACGGAACGAGCGGGGACTGGAAGGCGGCCCACAGGTGCTACAACCTCCTGATGGAGGCGGACCAAAAGCACGCGGATATTTTGATCATCGGGCTGTGGCACGAGGACGACGTGTTCTGCCGCGTGGAATGGATGGGCTGGGAGTGGGGCCGAGAGCTGGAAAAGGTTGACCCCAAAGTGTTTAACGAGGAACAGCCCATCTGGGACCACTACCGGGCCGTCGACAACCTCAGGCCCATGTCGGAGTTCCCGGCGAAGCCAATACTCCCATGCGGCCGCCTACCGGGCCTCAGGTAGAGGCACAAATCATGGCCAAGAACCAGGACAAGAGGTGCCCGCAGTGCGGCGGGCAGATAGACTACTTCGGATCGTGCCGCAAGTGCGGGCGCGAGTGGTCGGAGAGGCTGGAGCTCGACGAGCAGGCGGCGGGGAAGCCCGAGGGCGAGCAGCACGACGCCTACGTCAAGGACCAGCGGGGGAAGAAGCCGACCAGGAACAGGAACACCAAGAACCCCAAGAGGTCCAGGAAGGCCCCCAGGCTGCCCGAGAAGTTCGCGGAGTGGATGATCGACCCCGTGCGCGACAGCGAGACGGAGATTATCACGAAGCGTTCCTTGATGCGCCTGGACTCCCGGCGGGCCTATGTAGCCCTCGGCCTGTCTGTCCAGGCCTACGACGCCCAAAAAAGGGCGCTGCTGTGCCTATCCCGTTTGGAGGATGTGCTCGACGAAGAAGACCGTCAGACCATTTCGCCCACCATAGGACTCCTGAAGCGGGCGTTCGCTGATCTTGACATAGTCAGGAGGGTTAAGACAGTGGAAATGGCTGAGATGGAAATGGCACTGGAGAAAGCCCACTCAGCGGCCCGCAAGGCCAGGCTGAGACTGCTCGCGAAGGAAGCCAAAAAGTCCAAGGAAAGGATAGATGCAGTGCAGGGGGTAGGAGGACCGCAGGGTCCGGGGCGGCCTCCCGGCCTGGGACATGTCGTGCCGATCCTGACCGGACAGGACACAGAGGGGTTCAGTACGCCTGAGCCCGCCGTCATACCTTCCGCCGATCTCCTGGAAAAGGCAAAGGAAAGACTGATGGGCATTGACAAAGAAAAGTTAGCGAGAAAAAAGCGTAGCGATCCCGAGGGTGGTCTTTGACGAGTAAATTGACTTCCCATCTCTTAGCGGGGGTGTCAGTTTGCTTCAGAGAAAATGCCCGCAGTGTGCTCAGGCCATAGACTACTCCAACTCGGGCAACTTCAACAGGGCGGAAAAGGCTAAAAGCCGCTGCAAGGTATGCACGGGGCTGGGGAGGTTCAAGCCTGACTTGGTAGGAAAGAGGTTTGGCAACTTAGTCGTGCTCAGCAAAATTGTCCCGTCCCCCAAACCCCACGTCTCCTCCTGGACCGTACGCTGCGATTGCGGCGAGGAGTGGGCTGTTTCAGGCGGCAGCCTTCGGAGCGGTGGGACCTCAAGATGCTGGACATGCAAGACCGTGGACAGCGGCAAAAAACGGCGGCGTTTCACCGACGAAGAAAAGTGGTGTCCCGCTTGCAGGGGTTGGCTACCGCTTGATAGGTTCGGGGTCAACCTAGCCCGCCCCAGCGGAAAAGCAGACCGCTGCAAGGTTCACGCTCGGGCCGATTGGCACGCGTCTGAGTATAACCTTTCCCCAGAACAGTACGCCTCTATGCGGGCGAAGCAGGGCGGAAGATGCGCTATCTGCAACAGTGATTTTAGTTTGTGCGTAGATCATAACCACAAGACGGGGTTTGTCAGAGGTCTTTTGTGCAGACGGTGCAACATGATGTTAGGTCATTTGAATGATGATGTTGCGGCTCTTGAACGCGCGATCCAGTACCTCCAAGCTGACTTTGCGGCGCAAGAGTAGGGGATAGAGAATGGCAGACGAGAAGAAGCCGACCGGGAAGCGCGAGAGGAACGGAAGCGTCAAAGTGGGGAAGGCCACGGAGACTCGCAAAGTCGCTAAGGTTGGCCTACAAGAGTATGCCAGCGCCGGACGTTATACTACGCTCAGCGAGGACGGCAAGAGCATCCAGGACGACGCCGCCTACCGCGGCCGCGTCCGCGCCATGCGCGGGCTGGCGGACTCCCTGCTCGGCACTGACCCCACCATACAGACTGGCAAGACCGCAGGCGGCCTCTTCGGCGGCGACAGCGGCGTCGGGTACGCGGACATCGCGGACTCTAACAACATCGGCTACTACTCCTACGAGTTCCCGGTCGACGCCCTTGAGCTCCCCGCGTCCCGCGCCGAGGAGCTGCGCTTCTACCGCCTCGCCTACGACCGCGACCCGATCGTCGGGCGGGCCATCGACCTGCACACCGAGCTCCCGCTGTCCAAGATGGAGCTCTCCAAGCCGAAGTGCTCCTCCGAGGAGTACGCGGACTTCGTGTTCGACGAGTTCCAGCGTTTCGTCTCCAACACCAGGCTCTTCCAGCTCCTCATCGACGCCGTCCGCGAGTACTGGACGATCGGCGAGACGTTCATCTTCGTGGAGAAGCCGAACGACATCGAGCCGTGCAAGGAGGCGCAGAAGATCATGGAGAAGGACGAGCCCGGCGACTCGTCCGAGCCAGGCAGGGAGTCCGAGTTCCACTCGCCCCTGGGCGGCACGTCTGACAGGATAATGGAGTACCTAGACCCGTCCAAGCGTTCCTCGTGGGTTGACAAGAACGCCTCCCTGATCGAGGAGATCAAGAAGGCCGGGCTAGGGTTCGACTTTTATGAGGACGCCAGCAAGGTAGGGCAGGAGGTCCAGAGGAAGAAGGCGGCGCTCAACAAGCGCACCCTCCAGATCGCGAAGACCGCAGGGGTTTCCGCGAGGACGCTGGCGAAGGTTATCATCGCGTCCGACCCGCTGGACCGTAGCAACATCGGCGTCCCGTTCAGCCGCGTGCTTGAGGCCCGCGCCAGGATGGCTAAGCTCATCAGCCGCATAGACAGGGACGACTCGCTCAACGCGCCGATCCAGGTCCAGGCGGACTTCACCAAGACGGCGCAGCCGCCAGCGGCCCCGGCCGCCCCGGCACCGCCTGCGGGCGACGCGGGGGCGGGAGCGCCTCCGGGCGCTGAGGCCGCCGCCCCAGGGGCGGAGGGAGCGCCGCTCGGCGACCCAGGGCTGGGAGACGTCGCGGGGGCGGGTGACCCAGGGGGCGCGGGAGCGCCGCCGATGGGCGGGGGCGGGGGCGGCATGTCCATCCCCGGAGACATGGCGGGCGAGGCGCAGGACGCCATCGCGGCGGGCGCGTCGGTCACGGCGCAGCGCGAGCTGATGGAGATGAAGCACCTCCTCAGGCTGATGGAGAAGAAGAAGGAGCTCCTTGAGGACCTGAAGGAGATACGCGAGAAGAAGCACGAGGAGCTTGAGCTGTTCTCGCACGTCACGAACAAGGACTACGACGGGCCGACCAAGATTCAGATTCTCCCGCCCGAGCAGATGGAGGTCGTCAACGAGGGCCAGATGGAGGACGGGCCGACGATCTACTACAAGCCGCCGGAGGGCCAGAAGCAGTCCTACCTTGAGGACCCCGACGTGCCGTCCGAGGTGAAGGAGAAGATTCAGACAGAGGGCAAGATTCCGCTGAACCAGGACCCGATGAAGGGCTCCTACGTCATCCACTTCGCCCGCAAGAAGTCCGGCTACGAGCTGCACGGCCGCTCGATCCTGCAACGTTGCATCCGCACGGTCATCTACCGCGAGAAGCTGCGCCAGGTGCAGAGCACCCTCGCGTCCCGCAACATGACGCCGAAGACCATGGTCATCGCGCCGGGCATCCCGACTTCCGAGGTCATGGCCCTCCGCGCACACGTCGACGAGGCGAAGGCGGACCCGGACTACAGCGTCGTGCTGAACTACGAGGCCCGCTGGGACGAGATCGGCTCCGACGGCAGGCTGCTCGCGCTGGACGGCGAGTACAACCACACCAACTCCGACCTGGCGATCGGCCTCGGCCTCTCGCCGGAAATCCTGATCGGCGAGGGCATGTACTCCGGCAACAGAATACAGTTGGAAATTATGAACGTTTCATACGTACAATTTCGAGACCTCCTGACCACGCTGCTTGAGGACCTTGTTTTCAAGCCCTTCGCGATGGAAAAGGGGTTCTACGAAATTGACAAATACGGGCGTCCCCGCTGGATTTTCCCGAAGGTGACGTTCAGCCGCATGGCGCTCCGCGACTCGGGTGACTTGTATGATATGTTGTTCAATTTATACGCGAAGGGCTCGCTGCCTGTCGACATCATCTACGAGTTCCTCTCGATCGACGCCGAGGACGCGACCCGCAAGCTGGAGGACAACCTCTACACGGTCAAGGACTCGAAGTTCAACGAAGTTTTGTCGAACATCTACAACAGCGTGGGCGAGTGGCTCATGGCCAACACCGACCTGGGCAAGAAGCTCGTCAAGGGCCTCCAGCTCTCCGAGACGGACCACGCCGAGGACCAGGGCGGGGAGGGCCCCGAGGGCAGCGGCGAGGGCATGGCTTAGCCTGTGAACTTTTGACTTTTCTCAGTATTTAGTATGAGAGGTCTAAATGTTCATCTATCTAATCGTCAACCACGCGACTGGAAAGTACTACGTGGGGCAGCACAAGGGCAACAACCTTAGGAAGTACCTTCAGAAAAAGCTCTGGGCTGCAAAACACAAAGTTGCTGGAAGTTCACACCTGTTCAACTCAATGCGCAAATATCCAGATCACTCTATCTGGTCCGTCCACGCTCTCTTGTCCGATGTCCAAACTAAAGCTGAACTGGACCAGCACGAGCGCGACTTCATCGCTTTCCTCAAGTCCAGAGACCCGAAATACGGTTACAACATCTGCCGTGGCGGTGAGGGAAACACTGGTTCACCCTCCGTAGAAACCCGTAAGAAGTTATCCGCCGCCAGCAAACGGTCTTGGAGTGACCCAGATATACGGAAGAGCCATCATGTAAAACTGCGAGGACGCAAGCAGCCTCCCGATGCGGTTGCCAAAATGAGAAACACCAGAAGAAGAAAGTACGGACAATCTGGCTATCCGGGGTTAACTTCCTTCAAAGACATGACGGGCACAGTTGTCAACGGAATAAGCATTCTAAGCCGCTTGGCAAACGCCAAGGACGGGGCTGCGGTTTGGTTGTGCCGTTGCACGTGCGGGAAAGCCTTTCCGGCAAGGGCGTACTCCCTGCGCAGCGGACACACAAAAAGCTGCGGTTGCCTAAAGATCAGGCAAGATCAGGTCAACCTTAAACTGATACATCGCCGTGCAATGATCCCCAGGAAGCTGGTCGTCCCGCCCTGGTGCGGCGCGAGCGAGGTCATGGCGCTGCGGGCGCACATAGACGAGGCGGTCACCGACCCGGACTACTCCGTGGTCGTCTCCTACGAGTGCAGGTGGGACGAGGCGGACTACCGCGACCCGGAAGTCCCGCTGCGCCGCCAGATCAGAACCCCATGAAAGCATAAGACTTGGCCTCGGCAGCGTCCCCGGAAAACGGCTTTCCGCGCACTAAGTAGGGGAACCGCGCCTTGATCACAACTCTCGATACTCAGTCCTGGTCGCAGGAACCTGTTGAAAATAAAGGTTAGCGTCCTCGCAACGCTGCTGGAAACGCGATTTCCTCGCCATAGGTAGGGAGTTGCCCGTGGTCATTTCTGTTCGCCAGCGAGAGGTCTTGTCCGCCCTAGTCCCTGGCGCTGATTTTTCGCCGTACTTCGCCTTCGTCGAGTCCCTGCCCGCAGTTGAAACCGGGCACAGGCACCACATCCTCCCGAGGAAAGAGTTCCCCGAGTTCGCCAAGGACCCGGGCAACATCGCTCGACTTTCTCCGACCGACCATCTCAAGGCCCACTACTGGCTCGCGGTGTGCGCCCCCGTCTACGAGCCATTCCAACTGGTGTTCTACCTCATGGCCAACAGGAAAAGGGCCTATCAAGTGAGCGTAAATGAGTTGCTGGAGTGTGCCGAGGTCTATGAGAGAGGTAGGGTGAGGCAGCTGGAGCAGGTCCGTAGTAGGTGCAAGGTTTTTGAGAGTGAACTTGTTGGAAGGCGGTTTGGGCGGCTGGCCGTGGTCGCCCTGAACGGTAGAGGAATCCACAGAGACAGCGCGTGGCTGTGCCGATGCGATTGCGGGGCGGAAAAAACGATTGACAGAAGACGCCTGATGTCCGGGGACGCAAAAAGTTGTGGATGCTCTCGCTCCGGGTCACTGGTAGGACAGAGGTTTGGGAGGATGACGGTTTCCTCACGTCATCCGGATAACGGATCATACGGGCACACCCGTTGGGTCGCCAAGTGCGACTGCGGCACAGAAAAACCCGTCCTTGGGGCCTCTCTTTTGTCCGGAGTAACAAAAAGCTGCGGCTGTCTGCGGCAGGAAAACACCGCAAATCTAGCAAAAGTCCGTGCTGCCAGGGCCAGCTGACAATGATAACGATTTTGGATCAGGTGCCTTGGAGTCAGGTTCTGGTGAGCGGCAACGGCGAGTTCGTCACCGTGCCGAACCCCCTCACGCCCTCGGGCGAGCTCTACGTCATCTCGAACGTGAGGACGGCCTCCAACTCCTTCGCCGTCCTGAAGTCCATCCCCGTGCCCCCGTCCCCCGGCCCAGGCGCTTCCTTCGAGACGAAGGCCACCTACGTCTTCAACGAGCCGAACACGGACTTCGACCCCGTGGCGGCGTACGACCCGGCCAACCAGCTGCTCCACATCCTCGGCACGCGCAACACCCCGACCAACGGGTTCGGGTTCTCGTTCGGCTTCAACTTCGGCCAGGCGTTCGGGTCCAGCCCCCAGCTGAACGACCTGATCAAGTTCACGTTCGACACGAACACCAACAACCTGACGGGCCCCTTCGTGCTCAGCACGGGCGCGAGGATCAGGGGCTCCTACGACATCGCCGTCCTCCCGAACTCCAACGTCGTGGTCGGGGTGTGCCTCGCCGACCCGATCCTCGCGGTCGCCGGGATCGCCAGCGTTGACGTGCACGGCAACGTGGCCACGGTGACCTTCACGGTCCCGCTCGCCACGCCCTACGCGCCCGGGCAGTGGGTCCTGGTAGACGGCCTGACGAACGCCACGTTCCTGAACGGCCAGCTCCTCCAGGTGCTCACGGCGAACGCGACGCAGTTCACCGCGCCCTACGGCACGGGCGGCTTCGGCCTCATCTTCGGCGCTAGGTTCGGCGCGGGCTTCGCCTACGGCCCTACGGCCGAGCCGTCGGGCGCTACCGCGTCCCCCGTCGGCGAGAGCCTGCTCGCCATGGAGCTCACCCCGTCCAGCGTCGTGGTGCCGGGCACCGCCGTGATCCTGGACAGCTCCCCGTCGCGCACGGGCAACTCGTTCGACGCCGTGTCCCTGGTCGCCCCGCCGCTGACCCGGAACGTCGAGCTTTACTACCAGACGCACCCGAAGAACATCACCTTCCAGGACCAGCTCTTCACCGTCGCCCTGTTCAACCGGGCCGCCGGGACCTGGGACCCCGCGCCGACGGTCCTAACCACGTTCCCCGCACGCTGGGCGGACGACCGCCTCACCGTGCTCCAGGACACGGCGGGCAACCGCTACATGTCCCAGACGTACTGGACGCAGCTCAACCACCCGGAGGGGATCGTCGGCAACGCCTTTCTCGGCTTCCGCCCCGCCGGGGGCTTCGGGTACGGCTTCGGCTTCAACTTCGGCAACGGGCAGACCAACGACTGGCTCTTCCACCCCACGTTCGGCACGACCGTGGGCGGCTCCATCATCCAGGGCACGCTCTCCGTCGACGAGAACCTGGACGTCAGCTACATCTACCTGCTCCAGCCGTTCGACCAGATACCAGCGCCGCCGTCCGCGATAGCCTGGCCGCTGCACGTGGCGTCCGTGGCGATCCCGTCCCTCAACCTGACCGAGGTGCCGGGCTTCTACAACGGCCTGAACCTCACATGGGTGCGGGGTACCAAGAGCCTTGTCGACGACCTGTCCGCGTGGGCCGTCGTCGGCGAGACGGAGGGGGCGCTGCCTCCCTCGCCGACCACCGTCCCGCTGTACGTCAGCCTGTTCAACGTGCCCCCGATCGCCAACGTGAAGCCGCCCGTCGTGACCCTGTGGCGCAACAACACGTGGTGGGCCACGGACGTCAGCCTGGCCACGAGTTTCGCCGTCGCCTCCGGCGTGGTCACGGTGCAGGCCGCCAACGACTTCGTCCCCGGCGAGGCGGTCGCGGTCTGGGGCTTCCAGAACCCGCCCAACGAGTTCCTCAACGGCACCGTCCTGACCGTGCTCACGGCCAACGCCACGTCGTTCACCGCCGCCCTCGCGCACGCCAACTACACGTTCGTGCCCGGCGGCTTCGGCTTCGGCCTGATGTTCGGCCTCGGATTCGGCGGGACGGACGCGGGCTACGTCGCGCTCCTCGAGCCCGGCCCGCTCGTGCTCGACGCCAGCGGCTCCACGTCCCCGAGCCTTGACCCGCTCGGCTTCACCTGGACCGAGAACTACCCGGGCGCGGGCGTCACGATCGCCCCGACCCCCTCCGGCTCCATGGCCGAGCTGACCGTCGCGGACTCCGTGGGCGGCCCCGGCTTCGTGTTCGACGTAGGGGTGGCCGTCACCGATACCGCGTCCCCGCACCCGCCCGCGACCGCGACCGTGGTCTCGGTCTCCGGCGGCACGGTCACGTTCACGATCAACAACGCGCCCGACTCGCTGCCGCTCCTGCCGTTCGCGCCCCGCGAGCAGGTCATGCCGTACGACATCGCGGTCGCCTACGGCTTCGGCCTCAGCTTCGGGCTGAACTTCGGCGACGCCGACAACTCCGCGCTGGGGTTCCTGAACGACCGGGTGCTCACCGTGCTGGCGACCCCGCCCCCGACGTCTACGTCGTTCTCCGCGCTGTGCTCCCCAGGCAGCTTCTCCGGGACGGTGCCCGTCACGGGCTTCGTGATGCCGCAGTTCCAGTTCGCGCAGACCGTGGTCACGGTGCCGACGAACGTCGCCCCCACGGTCACGTTCCCCAACTCCTCGTGGTCCGGCTTCGGCAACGTCTTCGGCTTCTTCTTCGGTGAGGGGCCGTACCTGGACATCGCCAGGAACACGACGTTCACCGTCACGCCGAACACGCCGCTCCTGGCGAACCAGTACCCCGTGGTCTACACGGGGCTGACGGACCCGGACGACGTCCCTACGTTCTCGTGGGTCCAGACCTCCGGCACGACCGTGGCCATGAGCGGCACGACGTCCCCGAGCGTCACGATCAGCACCGCCGGGGCGAACATCCTCGGGGAGACGCTCACCTTCCAGGCGGCCGTGGACGACGGCGTCAACCCGACCGCGACCGCGTCCTTCTCCGTCAACGTCCCGGCCTACGCCTACGCTGGGGGCAGGGACTCGCTCCAGCTCTCGCGCTCGACCTGGGGCCTCGGCGGCTTCGGCCTCAACTTCGGCCTCAACTTCGGCAACGCCGCCGCGCCCATCAGCCAGCGCAACACGCCAGGGGCGTGGTCCCCACTGGACGTCTCCGTCATCTACACCGACCTGGAGAGCGTGAGGCGCGTCTCCGTGCTCGACGGCAGCGACCGCTACATCGTGGTCTCGCCGTACAGCGTGCTCGTCTACGGCATCTACCCGTCCACGAGCCCGCAGGCCGTGCTCCTGCGCGTCCTGCTCACGCCGAACGGCACCCTCATCCAGGACGCCGTCCACGCCGAGGAGGACTACACCCTGGTCCTGGACAGCGCGGGGACGGTCTACCGCTACACCACCGCCCCGAACTTCTACACGGACGCCCCGGACACCTCCTTCGACCTGGCCGACATCTCCACCCTGTCCTTCGTGGACGAGGAGCTGGACAATGACGTCCGCATCCTCACGACGCAGAGCTTCCTCGGCCAGAGGGTGCTCGTGTTCTCCGGCGAGCAGGGTGCGCTGCTCCTCCAGGCGTCGACCGCCACCCTCGCGCCGGGCAGCTTCCTGGAGCTCACGACGGCCACCCACTTCCTGTACGGGTGCGACAAGGTGCAGTTCGTGCGCTGGGTCGGGATGGAGAACCTCGGCTCCGGCGACGTGCTCCTCGGCACCGTGGCCAACGACACGGCGGAGATCACGGGCGTCGCCATCGCCTCCGGGACGTTCGCGGGCAGCCCCGTCGGCCCGAACACCCTGCTGGTCACGGCGGCCAACGACTTCGCGGCGGGCGAGGTGGTGGTGCTGTCGGGCCTCACCGCCGCCCCGACCCTGGTGAAGAACGCCCTGAACGGCATGTACTGCACGGTCGTGTCCGCCAGCTCGTCGGCCTTCATCGCGTACATGGACGACGAGCACGTCCCGCAGCCCCCGGCGACCTACCCCGTCTCCCCGGAGACCGGGATCGCGGTGTCCCAGGACAGCGGCACCACGTACGAGTCCCTCATCAGCCTCGCGAACAAGGCGATCATCGGCGCGTGGGACAAGTCGAAGCTCAAGAACCAGTTCGTGAACACGGGCGAGATACTGTTCGACCCCGACACGACCTACGCGGGCAGGCCGATCCCGCCCGCCCTCGCCCCGCTGTCGTTCCAGCTCAGCGGGACGAACGCCAACATCGCGCTCCGCTGGGTCCAGCAGCGTGCCGACCTCGTCGGCGGCTACACGGTCCAGGTCGGCACCGAGACCGTCCTGAACACCCCGGTCCCGGCCGCCCCGTACCAGTTCCAGGTGCCCGTCTCCCTGTACTTCTTCGACGCCAACGTGAGCGTCACTGACGTCACGATCCAGACGGCCTCCGTCACGCTGGTCAGCGAGGCCACGCAGCAGGGCGGCTTCGGCCTGAACTTCGGCGTCGGCTTCGGCCTGGAGAGCGTCGTGACCTTCACGGCGGCCAACACCTTCACGGAGGGCCAGCAGGTCGTCCTCAGCGGCCTGACCTTCGCGACGTGGCTCAACGGCGTCCCGCTGACCGTCCTGACCGCGAGCCCGACCCAGTTCCAGGTCGTGGACCCGACCTCGCACACGCCGTTCGCGGCCATGCCGGAGACCGGGACGGCGGTCGGCTCCCTGAACATCCCGCTGGCGTTCGTGCCCTACGCGCCGGGGCCTGGGCAGTATACGGTGTCCCCGGCGGGGCTGTACACGTTCAACGCGGCGCAGTCCGGGCACAGCGTCAACATCGGCTTCATCCAGCTGTTCCGCACCGTCGCCAACGTGGTGTCCGGCGGGGTGCAGAACGTGACCGTGCAGCTCCCTGCCGGGCCGACGTACTTCTTCCAGGTGGAGGCGACGTCCCTGGACGGCGCGTCCGGCTACTCAAACATCCAGGAGATAACGACTTAGCAGTATTTGAAGAGAAACACGACTTTGCAACCTGTTTAAGAGAGGCCCTCTATGAGCATCGTACTCGGCAACAAGATCACAACTTTGATGGTAAGCGCCGCAAACGGAGACACTTACGGCGACCAGGAGCGCCACATTTTCCGTGGCATCCAGGCATTCTTCATGCCCAACGTCGAGAACATGACCCTCGCCACGCCCCCCGGCTCGCCCACGAACGGCGACATGTACGTGGTCGCGGTCTCCCCGACGGGAGCCTGGGTCGGCCAGACGAACAACATCGCGTACTGGGCGATCGACCCGCAGGACGGCGTCGCCACCACTGGCATCTGGGAGTTCTACACTCCGCAGATCGGCTGGACCGTGTTCGACAACAACTCGCTCCTGACCTGGAAGTTCAACGGCACCGTCTGGCTCTGGACGAAGCAGATCGGGACCGCGGCATTCCCCGCCGCGACGAGCATCGCCGTGCCGTTCACCGCGACCTACGTCGGGACTCAGCCAAACGGACCCGCCGTGACGGTGACCGCACTCAACGCTGATCCGAGCGCGGCTGGTGGAATTTGGGTTGTCCCAACGGGCGGACCTGGCGCGTGGACAGGCTTCACGCTTTGGGCCACGGACGTCAACTCGCTCACGTTCAACTACGTCGTCGAAGGTTATTAAGGGGCATGTCTGTAGCTCCTAGCTACGCCGTGCCCCGCTGAATACATAATTGCCAAAAAGGGTTCGACACTCAGTATTAGTGAGCATGTCGTTTTCCCCCGAGCACAGAAGAAAGCTGAGCGAGGCCCGCAAAGACCCCTCCATAAACTGGAAGGCTGGGTCCAGCAAGCTCAAGTCCCTGGGCATCTCTCCCGAGACAGTGAAACAACAGCGGGACGCCGGGTTCCGTTTCTGCCGCGAGCACAATTCTTTCCTCTCCTCTAGCTCTTTCTTGAAATACGACGACACCTATCTGTGCCTGCTGTGTAAACAGGACCGCACGGCCCACAAAAAATACGGAACGCCTCCAGGCTGGTACAAGCATAAATTTGAGGAGCAAAACGGCACCTGTTTTCTGTGCGGGAATCCGCCGCAGGGCAGGATGCGGACGCTATGCGTGGATCACGATCATTCCTGCTGCAAGGGAGGCTCCTCCTGCGGCAAGTGCGTCCGTGGCCTTCTGTGTAATCACTGCAACCTCGTTTTGCAGGTATTAGACAACTCAGAATGGCTGAACGGCTCGACGAGCGCAATCCCGCCGCTCTGCGGTGGGTTAGCGAGTGCCTTTTGCGGTATTAAAAACTTATGATCCAGTGCCAACTCAAACTTCGACCCTGCAAGGCTCAGGAGAAAACCTGCGACCAATGGCTCTACCATCTGGCGTCGGTCTACAATTTCGCCGTGAGGAAGATTGAGCTAAACGCCAAGGACAAAATCTACTTCTCCAAACTGGAGTTCCAGAATCTTTTGGCGAACCACGGGCAACGACTTGATATTCCGTCGCACGCGCTACAGGGCGTTCTTTGTACCGTCCATGATGCGTGGAAGCGCTGCTTCAGGAAAATCGCTGGCAAGCCTCGGCTCAAGGGGATGCGGAAGCTAACGAGCATTCCGTTTCCAGACCCAATCAAGGCACCAAAAGGAAACCGCATCACATTGCCCGGACTTGGCAGCCTTCGTTTCCATGGGCAAGAATTGCCAGAAGGAGTTATCAAATGCGGGCGCTTGGTCAAGCGTGCATCAGGATGGCACCTGTGCCTGTTCATAGCAGCGGACCCAAAAGCGATTGAGAGAGCGGCGTTCGGAGAAATCGGCATAGACCCCGGCTTCTCGAATCTGCTCACAACATCTGACGGGGAAATCATCGAGCACCCACGGGAGTTGGAAGCTTCGGCAGAACGCCTAGCGCAGGCACAGCGGGGGCACAACAAAACGTTGGCAGCAAGGATTCAAGAGCGCATAGCCAACCGCAAAAAGGACAGGAACCATAAGCTAACGACGCGATTGGTTGCAGAGAACGTGCTGATCGCGTGGAGCAAAGACAAAATCAAAGGAATCGCAAAAAGGTTCGGGAAGAGCGTGAGCAGTTCGGCGCACGCGGAGATTCGAGGGATGTTGTCCTACAAAATGCCCATAAGCGGTGGGACGTTCGTCGAGACTGATTCCAAGTATTCCACCAAGACTTGCAGCGAATGCGGGAGCCAATCTGGTGGTCCTTCAGGGTTTGCAGGCTTGTCGGTAAGGCACTGGAGTTGTCCGTGTGGAGCGGAAAACGAGCGGGATGTTAATGCGGCTCGTAACACTCTAATTGCCGGGGTCGGATTGACCCACGAGGTGGCGTATGCCTAACGGCAAAAACCAGTCAGGAATCCCAGAGTTTCACTCTGGGAGGATCAATTATAGTCAATCAGGGTTGCAGTTAACCGAACAATTTGAGGCGTGCAAACTCGCCGCTTATCAGGACATCAAAGGCATTTGGACGGTAGGGTACGGTCATACAGGTACAGACGTGTACCAAGGTCTTGTTATTACCCCGCTCCAAGCCGCTCAACTTCTACTCAATGACGTGCAGCACGCAGTCAACTGTGTCAACCAACTCGTCATTACGACACTCACGCAAGGGGAGTTTGACGCTCTTGTGGATTTCGCGTTCAATTGTGGGTGTGGAGCATTCGCCAGCAGTACCATGCTGAAATTGCTCAATTCAGGCGACTACCAAGGTGCAGCAGGCCAATTTGATTCGTGGGATCATGCATCTGGTCAAGTTGTAGCTGGCCTGCTTCGTAGGCGTCAAGCTGAAACAAACGAGTTTAACTCTTGAACAAACAACGATGTGCCGACGCGTAAAGGGGAGCCGTAATCGTGCGAAGGCAACGCTTGTTGTATCCAGAGTGCACGAACGTATTGCAAACCTACGGGGCAACTTTGCCCACCAACTAACACACAGTCTGGTATCGAAGTATCCGGCGCTGTGTCTTGAAAATTTAAGCATTGAAGGTCTTGCGAAAACCAAACTGGCTAAATCAATGCTCGATGCCGCATTCGGAGAAACCGTTCGTCAGTGGAAATATAAGTCGCGCTGGAACAACACTCATGCCGTCCAAGCCGACAGGTTCTTCCCGAGTACGAAACTGTGCAGCGAATGCGGATACAAGAACAACAACCTAAGTCTTTCAGACAGAGAGTGGACTTGTCCTGCTTGTGGGACATACCACAGCAGGGACGGCAACGCATCTCTAAACCTGAAAGCAGAGGGTATCAGAATTCTCGACGCCTTGGGATACATGGAGTCGTTAAACGACTGCGGACAGTGTGTCAGTCTTGCGAAAGCAAGCAACGCTGGTTGAAACAGTTAAGGGCGGCGTGAGCCGCCTAGAATCCCCCGCCTTTAGGCGTGGGGAGTATCAAACTGCTACATCCAAGTAAACCCGATCTAAGGTGAAATCGATGCTCACGACCATGGAGGACTGCGCCGGGGGAGGGGCGACCAGGGGCGTCAGGATCGGGTGGGTGAGGTTGTTCGGCTGGTTCCCGGGGTCGGGGGAGTAGGTCACAGAGACCACGCCGTCGGCGTAGCACACGCCTCTCGGCAGGAAGCCCTGGACCGAGCCGTTGTAGTTGTTCGCCAGGGCGTTGGTATCCCCTAAAACGAACAGCATCCAGAGGGGAAGCTGCCCGGCGGTCAGGACCGGGACGCTCTGGTCCAGAATCGCCAGGGCGGCGGGGGAAAGCAGTACTAGACCGTAGGTCGGGAAGGCGGGCGTGCTGCCACGGTAGGTTCCGAACGCCTCGGTGAACCAGGAGGCCCTCGGGGTGTCCGGCTGGAGCACGCCGACGCGGTAGTAGCTGCCGTCGAACGCGAAGCCGGTGTGCTGGTTATCCCCCAAATCGGGGAAATAAAAAGAATCATCCGTTCGTTTTTCGATCGTGCAGGAGGCGACGATGTTCTGGTCTATGAAGTCGTATGCCATATTCCCCGTCCTACTCAAGGACTTTGCTAGTTCGGAAAACTTCACCAACTACGGTCCCTCCTTGGTAGGGGAACAAGAGATGGGCACGTTCAAAGACTTGACGGGTATGCGGTTTGGCTTGTGGTTCGTCACCGCTAGGGCTGAGTCGCAGAACGGCAAGACGCTGTGGCGAGTCCGCTGCATTTGCGGGGCGGAGAAAGAAGTTCTCGGCTACAGCCTTGCGTCTGGAGTTTCTAAGAGCTGCGGATGTGCCTCCGGCAGGATCAAAGCGGCCAAAATGCAGAAACGCATCAACCTGATCAACCAGCGGTTTGGCAGGCTGTGGGTCGTTGCGCGGGCGGGATCAATCAGGTACGGGAAGAGCACTTCGTCAAACTCTTTGTGGGAGTGCAAGTGCACCTGCGGAAATATCATCACGGTCACGGGGAAATCACTCCGCGCTGGAACGACGAAAAGCTGCGGGTGCCTACACGCTGACATGACTTGCCTGGCCCCCGGACAGTCGGGGTTTAACACCCTGCTGAGCGTGTATAAAGTTCACGCTGAAAAAAGAGGGTTCATTTGGGAGCTGACAGACGAGCAGTTCCGCACCCTTGTGAGCGGGGCCTGTCATTACTGCGGACAGCAGCCTAGCCAAGTTTCCGTGAAGTGGTCAGAGAACGGGCAGTTCGTTTACAACGGCATTGACAGGCTGAACAACGCGGTTGGGTACACGCTTGGGAACACCGCTCCCTGTTGCGGGCCGCACAATCGGATGAAGGGCACGATGTCGGTGGAAGAGTTCATAGAGCAGTGCCGCAAGGTCGCGTCGCGCTTCGGCATCTCTAAGTCAGTGGGGTTGTAAACTATGGCAGATCAGTACGACCAGAAAAGTTATCCTTCGATCGTAAGTCGCACCCTGGACCCGTCGAAGAAAAGTTTGGCCACCGTCGTCGCGCTCCACGACCACGAGATCAGCGACGCCGACCTCAACCTGATGCAGGACCTCCAGGACCTCAAGCGGTCCGAGCTCCTCCAGGACAAGTCGTGCGTCTCCGGCTCGCTCACCTACCAGCCGATGCAGTACAACACGGGCATCTCGAACGCGTTCTTCATCCCGTCGTTCGACGTTCTCTGGAACAACGTCGAGATTCTGACGATCGCCGGAAACCAGAGCGCGGACCCCACGCTCAACCGCGTGACCCTCCCGAACCCGGACACGATCGGACGCGCCGTCCCCAGCTATTGGTCGCCGGGCACGGCGGCCGAGGACGCGGCCATCTTCGTCGTGTTCCTTGAGGTCTGGTACCAGTCGCTCAACCCGATCACGGGCTCGGGCTACCAGCAGGGCACAGGCGCGAACGGCTCGACGCTGGGGGCCAACTACTTCTACCCGTACGGCGGCCTCAACCCCGACCCGTCCAACGCCTTCACCGTCCCCGACGACTCGATCGACCCGCTGCTCGGCGACTTCACCACGGAACGCGCCCAGGTGCAGTGGCGCATAAGCGTGCAGCCCGTCTCGCTCAGCTACAACTTCCAGAAGTACGCGTTCGGCCTCGACCCGGACACGACCGACACGTCCGCGTTCGGCGTGCCGCTCAGCGTGTACGCCCAGGCGTCGCGCCCCGCGCCGATCGCCGGGAACCAGTACCAGTTCGTGAACATGGGCAGCATCAACGGCGACACGGGTCTGTGGCGTGCCGGGTCCCCGCCGTGGAGCAGCGCCGTCACGTACAACCAGGGCGACGTCGTCACGCTGCTCGGGGTCACCTACGCGAGCGTCTCCGGCTCCAACCTCGGCCACAACCCGTCCACCACGTCGGGCTTCTGGAACGCCACGACCGTCGGCAACGTGAACAACTCGCTCGGCACGATGGACGGATACAGCTACGCGATGCCGCTCGGCGTGGTCTTCCAGCGCAACTTCGGCAACTTCGACGCCGAGCTCAACATCTTCGGCTGCGCCAACTCCGCCTTCCCCGCGACCCAGCCGCTGCCCACCAACCCGCCCAACGCGATCAACGGCCTCCTGTCCTCTGGCCTGTCCGGCCGCTTCGACTCGCGCCTCGCGGACCAGGTCTTCGCGGACAACGTCATCGACACGCGCCTCACGAACACGCTCGACGCCTGGGACAAGGAGGAGCTGCTCGGCTTCGGCTTCGGCGACCTCGTGCAGGGCAAGACCCAACTCGCGCTCGCGCGAGGGGACTCCAACGGCAACTCCCCGGAGGACATCGGCGCGACGCTCCCCTACTACGTCTCGGTGGCCCCGCCGCCGCCCGCCGTGCCGCCGCTCAACTACCCGCCCGTCGGTGCCTGGGACGGCTTCGCAAACGGCTTCAGCTCCGACGAGCGCACGTACCAGTCCACGGTGCAGATCACCACGGACGACAAGTCCAGCCTCGGCCCGGGCAGCACGCAGGGCGGGAACTGGGTGCTGGGCGACACGTTCACTGTAACGCTGCCCTCCACGTCCTCGGCGACGATCACAGTCATCTCCGTCACGGCGCTGGTTTCCAGCCTACAGGGCGTCCCGCCCGCGACCGTGCTGACCCCGGCAGCCCTGCTACAGGGCCAGGTGACCATCACCGGGCTGGGCACGAAGTCCGCCACCGTCGCCATCACCACGAACCTGGTCGGCACGCTCTTCGACCCAGGCTCCAACAACATCTACGCGACCGTCGGCGTCACCTACCCCGCCGGGTCCAACGCGAACCTCCAGCACATACCCTTCACGATCGACGGCGGCTCGCTGTTCGACAACCAGGCGGGGGTCATCCTCCCCGTGTTCGGCGTCTCGGAGTACGACGTGCAGGCGGCGCAGGTCGCGCTGCCGACCTCGACTACGGTGACGAACGGCAACACCTCGGTTGCCTACCCAACGGTGGTCGGCACCGTGTTCGCCGTCAGCCCCGAGTACTCGGACATCGTCCTCGGCACCAAGATTTGGCTACAGGTCCCAGGCATCGCCGGGACGCAGCAGACCGTCGGCGGCTCCCCCGTCACCGTGTTCGTCATCCCGAGCGGGGACATCAACGGCACGCTGGGCGGGCTCTACGTGACCCAGGCGTGGGACTTCGTGTCGGGCAACGGCTACACCATCACCTCCAACATCATGACGGGGAACACGGCCGCCAGCCAGGAGATGGTCGTCACGTTGCAGGGCGCGGTTCCGGCCTCGTCGACCGTGGTCTTCTCCATCCTCGCGCAGAACACCTGCCAGATCAACTACAACGCCCCCGTCAAGGGCGTGACGCAGATCGAGGAGACGGTGATGTTCGGGAACTACACGGGCAACAACAACTTCCCCGTGGACCCCCGCGTCGTCGTGGAGAACATCAGCCAGCCCGGAGGGGCCGGGACGCCGTCGGCCATCGTCCTCGGGGCCAACGGCTGCGCCATCAAGGGCATCTCCGGCAACAACGTCGTCCCGTACATCTGGACCGTGGACACCTCCGGCAACCTGAACGCGACGGCCGTCACCAGCCTCAACTTCGTGAACGACGTGCTGGTGGTCACCGTGCCCGGCACGGTCCAGCTGACTGGGACGGGCGCTCAGCCCTTCCTCTTCGCCGGGTCGATCCTGCCGTCGCTGAACGCCGCCTCCACGTTCGTGGTGCAGCTCCGCTACGTCCCGTACCAGGGCGAGGGCGTCGTCGGCCGCGCCTACGAGATTCTCGCCGCCGAGGACAACGCGCTGATCACGAGCAACGGCACCGGGGCGGCCCCGGCCATCGGCCTCACGGACGTGTACCCGTACAACCGCGAGCTCCCGATCATCACCATGCTCCCGGCGCAGTCCAGCTGGAACGACGCGGGGCTGACGAACACGGCGCTGGACTCGCTCTTCGACTCGAACTACGTGGCCATGCGCCAGGACAACGTGGAGACCGTGTTCGACGTGCCGCTGCACACCAACGACTTCATCCCGCCCGTCAACAGGGACACGCGCAAGACGATCCAGTTCCTCACGGCGGGGCAGCGCGGGTTCGCCACGGCCATCCCGCACATCGGGTTCGGCATAACCGCCCTGACGCCGCGCACCGTGCTCGGGCAGAACCTCCAGAACACCATCGCCCCGATCACCCTGTACGTGGACAACGTCAACGGCAGCGACGCGAACAGCGGCCTGTCGGCCAACGACGCCAAGGCCACCTTCGCCTCGGCGCTCGGCGAGATGCCGCCCGTGCTCAGCTTCCCGTGCGTCATCATCATGGCCAACGCCGCGCCGTACCTGCTCACCGCCCTGTCCTCCTCCCTGGAGGTCGTGGCGCTCGGGGACGGGGACATCCGCTCGGCCAAGGTGTACTGCCTCGGCAACCTGTCCCGCGCGATCCAGGGCGAGGGACGCCTGGTCATCTCCACCCCGACGGGCGCGACGGAGCCGGTCGTCATCAACGCGACGAGCTTCGCGGGATTCGGCGACGGCCCGACGGTCGGGTTCTACATTGACACCAGCCGCGTGATCCTCAACAACATCCAGTTCGTCGGGTTCCAGAACCCCGCCGTCATGGCGTACAACGCGGACATCGACATGGTCGGGTGCGAGTGGGTCGGCAACGCGCAGGCGGGCTCCTACGTCGGTTGCGACAGTGTCATCCTTGACGGCGGTTCCACATCCATGCCTGACAGCACGTTTGGCCACGTGTGCGTGCAGTCCAACCTCACGTCGTCTGGCCACAACCTGACGGCGAGCGGGCCCTCGTTCACGCCGGGTCCGTTCTACGCTGGGTCCCGCAACTCGACCCTCAACCTTGAGACGCACTTCGCTGGCTCCGCCTCGCAGCCGGACGAGAGCTGGCAGACGCCGACCTCGACGATCGTCGTGGCCCTGGCGCAGCTCAACTCAAGCGTGGCGGTCACCGCAGACTTCCAGACCAACGGCGCGGCGGTGCTCCAGGCCAACTCGGTACTGTCCCAGACGCCGACCCTGACGCCGTTCCTCGGCGGCGTGACGGCAGACGCAAGCTCGAGCACGGTGACACAGGTCTAATATGCCAACGCCACACGTTCTTCTATACAATTCGGCCCCGGCGGTTGCGGTCCTCGACCAGAACTTCAACCTCACGCTGAGCTGGACCCCGCAGCTGGACACCCTGATGACGGGGTCGTTCTCCACGTACAACCACTGGGACATCGTCACCCAGGTCGGGCTGAACCCGGTCATCACCGTCGCCTTCCCCACGCCCGCCTTCGCTGGCGGCAGCCTCACCTACACGCAGATTCTCTCGGCTGGCGTCGTCACGCTCAACATGCAGGCTTGGTTCAGCGGGGACGACAGCGTGTTCCTCACGAACCCGTGGCAGACGAACGGCGGCAACGCGGCCCGCCAGTTCCCCGACGCGATCTCCGGCTCCAACATCGCCTTCAGCCTCACCAGCGTGCTGCTCAACCAGCCGCTCACGGTCACGCTCTCCTCCGGGTACGCGGGCCAGGTCGGGAACACCGCCAACCAGTGGCAGGTCCTCTGGCCGGACGGCACGTCCACGGGATGGCTGCCGCTCGCCTCCAACGTCGTGACGAAGCAGTTCACGGTCCCCGGCGCTGAGAACGTCATCATCCAGACCCGTGCGAGCTACGCGGGCAGCCAGTACGCCCCGCCAGCCACGCTGATCCGCCAGTTCACGCAGCAGGTTCTCGTAGTCAACCAGCAGGCGTCGTCCAGCTTGTCCTCCCAGGGCGGCCTCACGGGCAGCCTCGGCATCGGCGGCCAGCAGGGCTTCGAGATCGTCGGGACCACGGGCACGTCCGTCACGCCGGAGCCGTGGGAGGCGATCGTGCGCTGCATCGTGCGCGACACCGTCACCAACGAGCTCAAGCTCCTGATCGCCACGTCGAGGTTCTCCAACGCCAGCTCGCTGTACGGCACCATGGCGGCGGACGTGTTCCCGATGGAGGGACGCCCGCACGCCAAGGAGCTGATCCAGCCCCCGTACGAGCTGACCGCGACGTCGCAGACCGAGACCGTACCCGTCTCCGTCGCCACGTCCACCCTCCCGACCCTCATCGTCGGCAAGTCCGTGACGGAGGCGCTGGGCGGGACCTTCTCGATGTCCACCAGCGGCACGTCCGGCATCGCCCCGTTCATTTGGAGCTCCTCCGGGCTTCCGGACGGCCTGACCCTGAACGGCAGCGGCAACCTCCTGGGCACGCCCCTTGAGCTCGGCACCTTCCAGGTCACGTTCACGGTCCAGGACTCCAGCGTCCCGTTCTCCGTCGCCGAGACCACGCTCCCGCTGACCGTCGAGACCGACCTCATGGTCGAGATCGCCGCGAACCAGACGGACGCGACGGGCTCGGTCCTGGCGCAGCTCGGCACCTCGCTCGGCGTCGCGCAGGTCAACACGCCCTACGCCGTGCTGATGGAGGTCGGCAACATCAACCCGGCCGTGCCCACGTCGGGAGGCCTCCCGCCCTACACGTGGATCAGAGCGGCTGGTGCCCTCCCCGTCGGCCTCAGCATCGACCCCAGCACGGGCCTGATCTCCGGCTCGCCGTCCACCTACAACTCGACGACGGACTTCAACACGATCTTCTCCGCGACCGTGCAGGTCACCGACGCCATCGGCGCGAAGGCGACGCAGACCTACTCGATGACGCTGGTCCCGGCCGTACTACAGTTCGGGCAGCTGGACCAGACCACGATCTTCGCCGGGCAGCAGTTCCAGCTCGTCGTCCCCGTCTTCGGCGGCCAGTCCCCCTACACGTTCAACCCGCTCACTAACCTTCTTGTCCCTTCGGCCGACACCGCCTACTATGACATCGCCGGGGCGCAGCTGGTTGACGGCCAAATCCTGATCAACGTGAACTTCCCGCAGACCGCGACCGGGCAGCACACGTTCCAGGTCACGGTGCACGACAGCGTGACGCCGACGGCCGCTGTCGCGGTCGCGCAGTTCACTTTCAACGTGGAGAACCAGATCAGCGATCCGTTCTTCGTCCCAGCCTCCCTAGACTACGTGTGGCAGTGGGCTAAGGATGTGGCCAAACCGACACCGCTCGCCCTGACCGGGGGCCTCTCCGGTTTCTCCATGGCGGGACTCAATGTCGGCGTGAACATAGTGACTCCGGGCGTCGGACAAGCGATTTACACAGTCACCGGAGCTACTTGCTCCTTCGGCGGCGGCGCAGGCGACGCTTACGCGGGGTCAACCTTTGTCGTCTCTGGGTTTTTCAACGCCGGGAACAACGGCACGTTTTTGTGCACCGCCTCCGGCGGCTCGCCGCAAACCGTGACACTAGCGAATCCGAACTCTGTGGCTGAGACGCTCTCCAACGTCCTCAACCTCGCATCCGTCCAGGCGGCGAGCGTAGGCAGCCCGTTTGGTCCGCTGTTCGTGCCGACCAGCAAATACCTCTTCACCGCAGCGGTCCCGGCCGCAGCGGGGAACGCCTACGCCGGGCAGCAGTTCACGGTCACCGGGTTCTTCACGAACCCCGCCGTGAACAACGGCACGTTCTACTGCGTAGAATCTGCTACGACGTACGTCGTCCTAGCTAATGGCGCGGCCATCGCCGAGACGCACGCCGCGACGGCGACGCAGACGACCGCGAAGGCACTAGCGATCGGTAACCAGTACTCTGGCGCAACACTGGCGAACGGCATTACGGTCGCCATCGACCCGGCGATCCCTGAGGTGGAATTCACCCCTCCCGGAAACTCCCCTGGAATCAGTTATTCCGGTAGCAACGCGCAGTACGCTGTTCCGATCCAGTTGCAGTTCGGCGTCTCCCCGGCTCCTCCAGTCACGCAGGCGACTGTGTCGCAGACGTACACCGTGCTGGCGACCAACACCTCCACGCCGTTCCTTCCCACCGACATCGGGGCCATGACCATCTCCACGCACCCGTACCTGTACGGGGCCGGGCTCAACGAGCTGGTCGGCCTGAACCCGCGCAAGCCGTGGTACAACTCGCCGAACATTCCCGCGATGACGCCGTCCCCGGCCCCGCCTGACGCGCCGTGGATCGCCACGGTCGGGGTCGGGTCCTCGCTCCCTCCCGGCCTCTCGCTGGACGCGAACACGGGCCTGGTATACGGCAACCTCGTGGGCTCGTTCAACGGGCACAGCACCATCAAGTACGTCGGGAGCACGGGCACCGTGCACGGCTCCGCCACGATCTCGTGGGCGTCCCCGAGCACGGCGAGCGCCTTCCAGCTGATCGACAACATCGCGGACGGCATCACCCTCGGCACCGCGTACCCGGCCACCAGCTACATCCTCGTCCCGGCGGGGACCACGCCCGCGTCCGCGAGCATCTTCTACGGGAGGCTCCCAGCCGGGCTGTCGCCGATGCTCGTGATCTCCGGCCAGAACGTCCTGATCACCGGGGCCGCCACGGAGGCGGGCTACTTCGACACATGGTTCCAGGTCACGGCCACGAACGGCCAGTCCTCGTTCCTGCACCACCGCTTCTCCATCGACTTCCAGCCGCCGCTGACGATCATCACCACGACGCTGCCGGACATCAGCAACGAGTTCTACGGCCCGTACACCGTGCAGGCGATCGGCGGCGTCCCCAACTCCCTCGGCCAGTACCAGTGGTCGCTGGGCACGCTCCCCTCCGGCGCGGCGGGGCTCGGCATCAGCGCGACTACCGGGCAGATTTCCGGCACGCTTACGCCGCCGCCCGTCGCGCCGACGCCGCTCGCTATCCCGGTCATCGTGCAGGACTACAACTCCCCGACGCCGACTGTCTACACGGCGACGGTGAACATCCAGTACAACAACGCGCTGCGCATCACGACGGTCAACATCGCCACGGTGGTCCCGCTCGTTGACGACCCGTTGGGCACCGGGGAGTACTCGTTCCAGATGCAGGCGGCGGGTGGCACGCCAGACCCGACCCACGGATACAAATGGCAGATCACCCCGGCGGCCAATTTGCCCACACCCGGAACGGCGGCCTCGTTGTCACTGACCGAAGGCGCGTCGCAATGTATCTCAATGGCCGCGTTCCTGGGCACCAGCGGCAACTCGGTCACCGTCGCGGTCGACGACACGACCACGGGCGCACCAACCGTCGTCGGCAACGCGATCACCCTGCACACCCTGACCTACACGGTCGCGTCGTACGTGGCCGCCTTCCCGTCCGCCACGGCCACAGCCGGGCTGATCAACTTCAGCTACACCGGGCTGGGCACGGATACCTTCACCACCGCAGGAGCGGTGAACCTGGCTGGTGGCACGAACGGAATTACGCCAGCGAACGGTACGAGTTGGAACAACGGAACTTACGTATTCCAGGACGCTGGCGGCGGCGTATTCGGCGGCTCTTACACCGGGACCGAGCTGCTCACGTTCCCTATTCTCATCTCCGTGGAGGATACCACCCTCCTGCCGACCACGCCGTTGGCTTTCAACGTGGACACCGGGACGTACATCCTGGCCATCGACGACAGCGGCGCGGGCCCGATCCCGCCCGGCTTCGCGTACCAGGGCACCCTGTCGGCGGCTGGCATCTGCACGCAGCCCCCGGTGCAGTGGCAGGTCGCCCCTACCCCGCAGTACCCGCTCACGCTCTCCGCCCTGCCCGGCCTGTCGCTCACGGTCAACGGCGCTGGCGTCACGGCCACGGTCTCCGGCACGTACAGCGGCCCGGCGATCCTGCCCGCCTCCCCGACCTGCATCAGGTTCGTCGCGGTCGACAGTGTAGGCAACACAGGCGTGGTCGTGCATCCGTTTTACACGCACACTAACCTAGCTATCTCCGGCTGGGACACCGTCCCGACCTCCGGCGGGACGATCTCGTTCCCGCTGCCGCACGCGTTCGTCGCCACCCCCGGCGGGTGGGCGTACAACGGCGCGTACTCCGGCGGCATCCAGCTGGTCGCGACCCAGGGCGTCGCCCCGTACACCTGGAGCGTAGCGCCGCCGATCACGGGCGCTCCGTACTTCCTGGCCCTCAGCACGGCTGGCGTGCTCACCAACGCGAACGCTGGGTCGTTCTCGAACGTGCCCTTCACCTTCATGGTGACGGACAGCATCGGCAACACGGCCACGCTGTCCCTGAACCTCTCGTCGCAGGCCTCCGGCCTCGCCATCACGACCCCGTCCATCGGGGCGTTCCTGGCTGGCACGGCGTACACGACCTCGAACGAGCCGTCGAACCTGCCGCTGGCGGCGACCCTCGGCACGCCGCCGTACACGTTCTCCATCTCTCCGAACAACCCGGCGGGGAACGCCCTGCCGACCGGGCTGTCGCTCACGGCCTCGGGCTACATCACCGGGACGACGATCCAGGGCGGCTACAGCGAGCCCGTGACGTTCCGCGTGACGGACAGCATCGGCTCGTACTCGGACAAGGTGCTGACTGTCAGCGTGACCGTTGTACTAGCTCTTTACTCTGGAATCGACTACACGGATTGCACGGCGACCAACGCGCTCGGCTACGTGGACAAGGGCAACGTGAGTTCCGTCAACCCGCGCCCTAACCTCTCCTTCTACATCATAGCGACCGGGGTGGTCAGCACGTCTCCCGCCACGATCACGATCACGACTAGCAACCCGGCCATCACGGGCACTGTCGTCAGCCTGAGTGCCATCGTACCGCCGTGCGGTACGGCTGTCTCTACCCAGACGGCTAAGATCGCGCTCACGGGCCCGTTCAACGTTGGCGTGGTGGAGGAGTACACGATCGGGACGTACCCGCTGAGCGTCACGGTAGTGGATTCGGGTATCTCCATTACGGGCGTCTTTAATTGGGTCGTGTTCGACGACGGCACGCTGGTGCTAGCGCCGTCCTCAGGCTCCATCCCGACGCAGGCCATAGGATAAAACATGTCAACGGCAACTGAAACAATCACAGTGGTGGTGACCGGGGCCAACCCGGCCACGTACACCTATCCCGTCAGCGTGGACATCCAGACCGGGACAGCCGCGAACCTGAGCATCATCCTCCCCGGCACCCACTCGGGCACGGACCAGGTCGTGGCGACCATGACCTCGCACACCCCCGCCTACGCGTCGAACACGGCGGACGTCGCCTGGCAGCAGGTGAGCGGCAACATCGCCGTCTCTCCTGTGACCATCGTCGGCTACAACAACTCAAGCGGCGCGGGCTTCACACACTTTGCCACGGTGCAGGGCACGATCACTGGCAACTCCCTGATCTTCAACCAGGTCCTCCAGAACACCCCGCTCAGCGGCTACTGCGAGCCGAACAACGTCTCCTCGTGCGGCGGCGGCTACAAGAAGATTCCGATGGACGCCCTCCAGCAGACCTCTGCGGGCGGCGCGTGGGCCAGCAACCTGTCCATCCCCGGCTCCGGCAGCGGCAGCACGGGCAACAAGTTCGTGTTCGACGCGACCGGATACCTCATCGTCAACGTCGCCGCGACCTACACGCTCTACATGACCTTCGCCAACGTCGCCCAGCCCGCCTTCTGGATTGGCGGCGGCGCGACAGTTGTACAGACTGGCAACACCAACGGCGGCGCGAACCCTTTCCCGGCGGCCGGGCCGAACACCGCTTTCTGGACCGCGCAGACGCCTCCGACCAGTGCACTCGCGATGGCAAGCAATGAGAACCCCGGCCTGTACGGCGGCACCGTGAGCGCGTACATCAAGTTCCCCGCTCCCGGCAAATACCCGTTCGAGCTGTATTACAACCAGTCCCAGCCCTGCCAGTTCGGCGGCGACAACAACAGCTACGTCCAGATCATCTACGGGGCGAACGGCGGCACCATCTACGCCAACAACGAGGGAAACGGCCCCGCTGGCTCCTTCCCGACGTTCAACCCGGTATCCGTGGTGGCGACGCCCCCGACGGGCACCGCCCCGACTGGCGTGCTCCAGCTGACGCCCACGGGCGGCGCTCCCGCGCTCCAGCTCCAGGGCAACCCCGCGAACTACGCGCTAACCCTGAAGATCGGGCCGACGGTCGCGTACACCGTGTTCCCGTACATCCCGCTCCTTGAGGGCCACGCCGGGCACCTGTACATCACGAACAACGGCAGCACGTTCGCCTTCCAGACGTACAACGGCAACGCGATCACAGGCAACGGCACGCGCATGGCGGCGGCCGCGACGGACGGCGTAGTGAACCTCTCCGGGGACAACACCTCGTGGCAGGGACGCCTCAGCGTGACGGCGGACGCCTCCAACAACTTCTTCGACCTGGCCTACGGCGGCGCGTCCTTCGACTCCGGCGTGGCGAAGACCGAGCTCACGATCGCGGCGGACGACGTGGCGTGGTTCTTCCCCACGGGCAACGCGTTCGACCTCTTCACCCCGTCCAGCAGCGGCGGCGGGACCAGCCTCGGCATCGAGGTAGACTACATGGCCAACCCCGGCCTGAACAACCCGCCCGCCACGGTCTCGCCGACCTCCGGCGTCTCGGCCGACGGCGGCAACCATACGTTCTCAATCACTCTGAGCAAGCCGTTCTCCCCGCAGCAGCAGGGCACGGTCGGCAGCACGGGCAACACGATCAACGCGCCCGTCATGGTCCTCTCGGGCGGGGCGACGTTCGCGGCGGCCCCGACCCCTGTCATCAACGGCGCTGGCTTCCTCACCGGATGGACGGTCCCCGTGACCATTCCCAAGTCCACGGTCAACGGCTCGTTCACCCTCACGCTCACCGTCAACGGCACGCTGACGTACCTCAGCGGCACGACGTTCACCACGGGCACCGTGACCTACATCAGCAGCTACGTCACTACGATCAGCACCGTCGGCGTGCAGTACGTGAACCCCGTCGCCTACTCCTGGTCCACCGTCCCCGCGAGCGGGGACGTGACCGGGACCGTCACGCTGAACGCCAAGGTCTACACCTTCGACAACAACGCCGTGAACTTCGACTTCTACCGCCAGCCCTCCGGCGGCGGCTCCGCGACGAAGCTGAACCCGACTACGGTGGCCGGGACGATCAGCTCCCCCGCGACGGGCACCGTCAGCGGGAAGACCGTCTACTACAGGCAGGCGTCCTACACCGCGACGATCGGCAGCGACCTGGGCAGCATCCTCCTCGGCTACACCGCCACGGACGCCGTCAGCGTCCTGGCCGTGACGTACTACGGTTCCACCGCCTACACGACCACCAACACGGGCGGGGGCGGGGGCGGATGCCCGGCCGTAGAGATGTTCATCGACGAATGGCACCAGGCCTCGGACGTGTTCGAGGGCATGGCCCTGGACACCCTCGCCGGGGAAGCCAACGGCGACTACTTCACCAAGCCGATCCTGACGGAAGCCCGCCAGGTCCAGTGGTTCGAGTTCAGCGAGCAGCCGTGCTACCGCCTCGTGGCGGAGAACGGCGCTGAGGTCGTCGTGTCCGGCAGCACGCCCGTCCCGACGAAGGAGAACATCGAGGAGTACGAGCGCGGCGTTGCGGCGGGCGACCTCAAGTTCTACGCGAGCGACATGGCGGCCGGTATGCACGTCATCACCGGCATCGACACCGCCAGCGACGACGAGCCGGACCGTGCCGAGTGGTCCAGGCTGGTGGAGGTCACCCCCGTCGGCATGCGCCGCGTGTGCCGCCTGTACTGCGGCGGCCGCAACTTCGCGGCGGGCGCGAAGCCGGGCAGGTACATCTACACGCACAACATCTTGCCGAGCCCGAAGTAAAGGACACGCGTGGCAAACTAACGGCATCGTGGCGCACAACGTCATCAAGGCCCAAAGGGAAAATGTGCCTAAGAAAACCATCGACGGCTTTGAGCATCTGGACAGGAAGCAGCGGTACTACGCTCGGCACAAGAGCCAGGCAGACTCGATTTTGTGAGCCGCTAGCCCCTGCCTTTAGGCATGGGGTATAGGCGAACGAACCGCTTTTAGAAAGGAGGAGCAATGCTGACCTACAAATATAAACTCGAACCCAACAGGAAACAAAAGCAGTTGCTCCTTCAGCAGTTGGATTTGTGTCGGGGTCTATATAACCTACTGCTCGAACAGAGGCAGTACCAACGTATCGGACAGTTTGAGCAGATGCGGCAACTCACAGAACTCAAGCAGGCGTTCCCCGAGTACAAGAACTGCCATGCTCACATGTTGCAGAACGTGGTCAAGCGATTGGATAGGGCCTTTCAGGGATTCTTTAGACGTATCAAGGCTGGAGTCAAAGCAGGCTATCCGAGGTTCAAAAACAGGGACAGATTTAACAGCCTGTTGTTTTCAGATGGTTGCAAGTTAGAAGGCAAGAAGTTGTCAGTTTCAAAAGTTGGCAACATCAAGGTACGGTTGAGCCGCAAACTACCCGCTGATGCTGTAGTAAAAACTTGTTCCATCAAGCGAACGGTTAGCGGATGGTTTGCTATGCTCACGTTTGAGAGCCTTCCTGTATTTCTGCCGAAGTCTAGCAAGAAAATTGGCGTGGATGTTGGCATCACACAGTTTGCAGCATTGTCGAACGGGAAGTTTGTGCCTAACCCAAGGTTCTATCAGAACGCCCAAGCCGAACTACGTAGAGCACAACGAAAGGTTGCACGCAGAACCAGCAAGAAGTCCAATCGCCGTCATAAAGCAGTTGTCCTGTTGCAGAAAGTTCATGCACAGATTGCGAATCGAAGGATGGATTTCCTGCACAAAGAAAGCACCAAGTTGGTTCGCAAGTACGGAACTATTATTGTCGAAGCATTGAACGTTGCTGGGATGTCAAGAGGCAGATTAGCAAAGCAGATTTTAGATTGCAGTTGGTCGGAGTTCTTCAGAATGGTGTCCTACAAAGCCGAAAATGCTGGCAGGATAAAACCAGAAGAACCCGCTCCGTACACAAGTCAGAAGTGCCCCGAGTGTGGCTTTGTCCATCGCGATAACAGGAAAACACAAGCAGAGTTTGAGTGCCTTTCCTGTGGTCATAAAGATAATGCTGACACGAACGGAGCACGCAACATTTTAGCAAACTACTTGGCTCGGATAGCGCCATCATCCGTTAACGTAAGAGAGGTAATGCTATGCGTAGGGTGAGAAGTGTCTCGAACACAGTGGACGCCGTGAGGCGTCTAGAATCCCCCGCCTTTAGGCGTGGGGAGTATCAACTCATGGCCAATGGTCAGCATGCCGGGATCGTCAATCTTACAGGCAAACTCCGCAGGGAAGGTTATCCGGCGGGGTCTCAGACCTTGCGCCACAACCACCAGTGGAAGAAGGAAATTCTCCGCCGCCATGAGCAGGGGCGAAAGACCGTATGAACAATTACCGATACGGGTACACGGGACCGCCGTTCAACTTCCTCGGCCACCTCTGCCGGACGCAGTGGACGGCGTTCCAGGCCTACGTCAACTCGGTAACTCCTAACCTCCCGGCGATCCAGCAGCACTACCAGATTCGCGCCGCGCAGCTCCGCAAGACGGCGGGCGTGCTGGAGAAGTTCTACGCCACGGCGAACACCCCCGCCCTTGCGCCGACGTTCCAGAAGATCGTCTGGAAGCCCGGCACGCAGGGGCACTTCTCCTACCCGTTCCGCCAGGACCACCTGCCCATGGTCGCGATGTCCAAGATCAAGGCCTTCCTCAAGGAGCAGTTCCAGAGGATGGACGAGGGCGTGTTCTCCATGAACCAGCTCCGCAATCTCATTGAAAAGACTGAGGATAAGGCCGAGAACGCCAACATAGCCGCCACGGACCCGACCCGCGACATCACCGCCCTCATCTCCGAGATCAACGGTTACTTTGGCCTTCCGGAATACGAAGCCGTCCTGGTAGACGACACCGGGAACGTGTACCCCTCGGGCACCACGCAGCCGAGGTTCCGCGTGCACCAGCTGGACCAGCCGACTCCCTGGGAGATTGAACAGACCAGCTACGCCGCGCCGGGTACAGCGTCGACGATTGATACTTCGGAGGTTGCACCGCAGTGAAAAAGGGACAAACAGACATTTCGGGGCGGCGATTCGGAAACCTTACAGCGTTACACGTCGTTAGACGAGACCCTGTACTTGGAGCTTTGTGGGAGTGCGTTTGTTCGTGCGGAAAAGTGTTGCCGCAACCAGTTCGCAAAATGCATCAAAACCAACTCACAAGGGGACGTCGTGTCTTTTGACTACAACGTGCTGACGATCGACCCGATGACGCAGCTCCCGATCGGGGCGTGCGACCACCAGCAGAGTTTTGAACGCTATGTCGTGAACCAGGACGACTTCCGCACGCTCAACTACGCGGGCGACCCGTCCATCAACATGCGTGCGCCGATCAACGGGGCCAGCCACGTCCAGATGTGGATACACGGCCAGCAGGTCTACAGCGACGACCCGACGTACGGCTGGACCGTGGTGCAGGACCCGAACCGCGTGGACCTGACGACCCAGGACACGTTCTTCAAGATCGTGTTCAACAGGCCCGTGAGGATCGTGCTCCCCCTCATCGAGGTGTCCTACATCACCCGCCAGGACTACTGCCTCAAGTGCAGCGCCACGGGCTCCCTCAACGACTTCAAGGTCGCGGCCTCGGGGGACTTCCTCAAGGTCACCCGGGGCAACAAGCTGGCGCAGAAGCTCCTCAAGTGGGTGCTCTGCTCCCAGTGCCCCTTCTACCCGTCCTTCACGTGCGCCATTAAGAGCTACATCGGGAAGAAGCTCGGTATTCAGATTACAGACACCGACATCCAGACGGAGGTCGTCAATTCCCTCAGCACCATGCAGCAGGTCCAGAACGCGCAGGGGACGGCCCAGACGCTGCAGCCGCAGGAGATACTCAAGGACATCGTGAGCGTGACCGCAGCCACCGACCCGAGCAACCCGACCGCCGTCAAGGTCGCCGCAGTCGTGTCCAACTACAGCGGGCAGACGGTGCCCACGGGCTTCACGATCAGGATGAACTCATGAAAAAGTGCCCAAAATGTGGTGAGACAGACTTAGAGGCAACGCAATAATGGCCACCCCAACGACGACACTATCGGCCCTCCAGCTGGTCACCCCGATGCTGCCGAACAACACGAACACGCTGTCCACGGACTCGTCCGTGCTGCCCATCGTCGTCAACGCTGACGACGACACGATCCGCGTGGAGGTCGGCGTCTACAACACCGTGTACGCCACGGACTCCTACATCGTGGTGGGCACCGCCGCGACGGGCCTCAAGAACCAGTTCTCCTTCAGCATTCCCCTGACCCTGACCGTCCAGGAGACGAACGTCCAGATCGTGGGGCGCAACTACGACCCGACCAACTTCCCCAACGGGTGGGCGGCGAACACCGCCGTCCCGCCTGGCTTCACGTTCGCCGACCCGAACGGCAACTCCCAGTCCGTGCTCGGCGTCCTGTCCGGCAACCCCCTGGCGTTCTCCGCGACCGGCGGGATCACGGGCGCTACCCAGCCCACGTGGGCCACGCAGGCCCCCGCGAACATCACGAACGTCTCCCTGACCGCCAACGTCCTGACCGTCACCGCCGCCAACACGTTCGCGGTGGGGAAGGTGGCGTGGCTGACGGGGCTCACTAACGCCACGTTCCTGAACGGCACGCTCGTGACCGTGACGGGCCTGATCGGCCCTGGGCCGACCTACAGCGGGTTCACCGCAGCCGTGATCCGCAACACCAACTACGCGTCGGCCGCCGACACGGGCGAGGCGCAGGCAGCCACCGTGGAGATCGCCGGGGCGCTCGGCTCCGTGGTGTGGGCCAACGTCGGCGCGGTGGCGATCACGCCGACCGTCAAGTTCGCCCTGCTCGCCTACCAGAGCAACCTGGCCCTGGCCATCGCGCCGCCCTCCGGCATCTCGGCGGCGAAGAACCAGACGGACTGCCTCGTCCAGTGGGTCACCCCCGACTACCCGGGCTTCATCGGCGTGCGCGTCATGATCTCGACCGACCCCTCAGGGGTCAACCCGCCGTACACGCAGTTCGGCGACCTCGTGTCCGCCGTCTCCAGCACGGCGCAGACGATCATCAACTCCCAGTCCAACACCGCCACGAACGTGGCGGAGGCGAACATCACCGCCGTCGCCCTGCTCAACAACCTCCTGACGGTCGCGGCGGCGAACACGTTCACGCCGGGCACCGTGGTGGAGATCGCCAACCTGATCAACGCCACGTTCCTGAACGGCGAGACGGTCACCGTCCTGGCCTCCACGCCCGCGCAGTTCACGGCGAGCTACACCGGGGCGAACTACCCGGCCGGGTCCATGGTGCTGACCCTCGTGCCCGACTCCGGGCAGGCGACGAGCATCGTCTCGACGACGATCACCATGAGCACGAACACCGTGATGGAGACGCAGTACAGCACCGTCGAGGTGCCGTTCTCCTCCGTCAACAGCAACATCTTCTACGCGATGCTCTCCACGGTCATCCAGGACCCGCAGACCAACGTGATGTACGAGTCCGTGCAGAACGGCCCGCTCCAGTGCGGCTACGTCAACCTTCAGCTCGCGAACCCGACGGACTTCCCCGTCCTCCAGCGCAAGGAGGACATCGCGGCCAGGCTCATCATACAAATCCTGAAGCAGATGCCGAACCTGGACCTGTCCCCGCGCTCCGAGATACGCGACATGTTCGTGGACCCGTGGTCGATCGAGGCAGCGAACATGTCCGTCCGCGAGTGGTTCGCCAGGGTGTCCACCTCCATCTCCGCCATCTCCCAGCTGGACTGCACCACGGGCACCGGGGTCAGCAGCCCGTTCCAGTCCTCGCCCTACAAGCAGCAGATCGCCAGGGCGTACGGCCTGAGCGCGGTCAACACGCAGAACCTCATCAACGAGCAGTTCGACCTCCTCGGCGAGCAGGCCGGGCTCACGCGCCTCGGGACCACGTCGTCCACGGTCGTGCTCACGTTCTACACCTACACGAGGCCGACCTCCAGCATCACGATCCCCGAGGGCGCGGTCGTCGCGACCTCCCCAGACGCCAACACCTCGTCCCTGAACTTCGTCACGCAGGGCCAGGGCACGATCGACTTCGCCAACCTCGCCTCCTTCTACAACTCGCAGACGGGCTGGTGGGGCGTCAGCGTTCCGGCGCAGTGCACGCAGGCCGGGTCGGTCGGCAACGTCGGCGCGGGCACCATCCGCACGTCGGTGTCCGGCGTCCCGACCGGGACCCAGGTCACCAACCTCGTCGGGGCCAACTACGGCACGGACCAGGAGGTCAACTCCGCCTTCGCCGCCCGCATCCAGGCGCGGCTGGTCACGGGCATCGACAGCAGCTCCCGCAACGGCTACCTCGTCGCGGCGCTCAGCACGCCGGGCGTCATCGGGGCGCAGGTCGTCGGTGCAGGGGACCTTGAGATGCTGCGCGACTGGGACCCGACCAGGCAGAAGCACGTCTACGGCTGCGTGGACGTCTACGTGCGCGGCACCACCCTCTCCCAGCAGGACGAGTTCGTCCCGTTCGAGTACCCGAACAACGGCACCTACGGGGTGTACGGCACGTACAGCAGCCTGATCTTCCCAGGCACGGGCCTCGCGTTCCAGATTCAGGGCTTCAGCAACCTGGCGTACCCGCCCTACGACGGCGTGGAGCTCCTGATCAGCCGCGCCACTGGCAGCTTCTACCTCGGCCTGGACCGCGCCCAGTTCGTGGGGAACACCATCGTCGTGAACGCGAACGACCTGGCGTACCAGTACGTCGGCAGCGGAACCACCTACGCCAAGGTCCCGCTCGTGATCAGCAGCCAGAACGCGACCAACGCCGTCGCGCTCACCACCGTGTCCGGCGCACAGGCGAGTACCTACACGTTCCAGCTCTTCCTCCGCGAGGCGAGCCCGTTCATCCACCAGCCCGCGCTCCAGCCCATCCTCCAGGTCTACTCCGTCACGGGCGAGCCCGTCCCAGGAGGCACCGGGACCATCCCGTCGGCCCTGGTGGGCCTGGTGCACACCTCCGACTTCCTGCTCAACGGCGGCTCCAACGACGCGGGCGACCTCGTGGAGGTCGCGCTCCAGAGCGTCCCGGTCACGAGCTCCGTCATGACGGGGCCGAGCGTGTCCACCCCGGTGCTCATCGCCATGGGCATGGCCGTGCCGCTCGACGGCAACGGCAACCCGACCAACGTCACCTCCGTGCTCAGCGCGGACCAGTCTACCCTGTACGTGTACGGCACGGACTACGCCATCGCCCCGATGGGGCCGTACCACCAGTACGGCGTGCAGCCGCTCACGTCCTCCGTCCAGGTGTTGTCCACCTCGGTCCAGGCGAACGTCCTGACCGTGAACGCGAACAACGAGTTCGGGGTGAACGCCCACGTCACCTTCAGCGGCCTGACCGCGAGCACGTTCCTGAACGGGCAGACCGTGACCATCACCGCCGCCACGCCCACGTCCTTCCAGGCCACCTTCATCACCGGGAACTACGCGACCACGCTCGACACGGGCTTCGCCACGGGCAGCGCGATCCAGGCCAACCAGACCTTGTCGGTGACGTACAACCAGTTCTCCCTGTACGAGCGCCTGACGTTCGTCAGCGCGGAGCAGCAGGTCCTCAGCGGCACGCTGCCGACCACGCTGGACAACGACGGCTTCGTCCACGACACGTGGCTGCCGCAGAGCTACACCACGGGCATCCCGACGCTCGCCACGTACCCGTCCATGAACGGCTACCAGCTCATCCTCGACGGGTGGGACGGCTCCTACGGCGCGGACGGCGGCCTGGACATCCCCGGCTCGCTGGCGTTCGACCCGTCGGGCCTCGTCGGCAACGCGGTCCCGTACGCCTCCCGCTACATCAAGGTCACGTTCTTCAACGGCGTGCAGGCCGTGGTCATGAAGGAGAACATCGACTTCACGCTCTCCGTGGACTCGGCGTCCGGCGCGGCAACGCTCACGCGCATCCCGACCGGGCACATCCCCGACGGCGGCACCGTCAGCGTCTCGTACTTCATCACCGAGACGTTCACGTTCTCGACGCAGTACCCGACCTTCGTCCAGGTACTCGCCAACAGCCTGGCCCTCACGCAGAGCGCGGGCGCGTCCGTGGAGGTCAAGGCGATGGTCGCGAACGACGTGGACATCACCCTCGCCGTGACGCTGGACGCCAACACGTCCCCCGAGACGATCGACCCAGTCATCCGCACGGTCATCAACATCGTGCTAGACAACGCCGTCGGCACCCTGTACCAGTCCGCACTCATCCAGCAGGTCCAGTCGATCACCGGCGTGCAGAGCGTAGAGGTCCCGCTCATCCGCTGCGCGAAGAGCAACGGCTCCTACGACATCGGCGTCGTGATCCCGACCGGGACGGCCTGGATTCCGCTGAACTCCGACCCGCTGTTCGCCGCCGTGGCCGCGCCGCAGAACAGCTGGATCACCGTCGCGCAGGCGCTCCCCGACACCACCATCCCGTCCGGGGGCGCTCCGGACGTCATCGTGGACATGCTCTACGAGGGCCAGGTCTTCGTCCGCGCCACCTCCGTCAACAACTTCCTCGCCACCGCGCTCTCCGTGCCGCACCTCGCCGTCGAGCCGTTCGTCACGGACACCTCGCCGGGCTCGTTCTACATCATCGGCCAGAGCGACAGCTTCGTGCAGGGCACCTCCACCGTCACGATCCCGAACTCGTACTCGCAGAGGATCATCGCCAACTTCCCACAGGACGTCATCAACCCCGGGACCCTTAACTATTTTTGCACTTATCAAGTATTTAATGAGGTAGGCGCAACTGATGTGACCGTGTCGCCGACCGAGTACCTCGCGCCGGGCGTGATTACTTTGACCTACATTAGCAATAATAGTTGATATGATTGTTTACAAAGTCACAAACACGAAAAACGGGAAGGTCTACATCGGCAAATGGCGTGGGACATCTGTTTTACAGCGATGGCGACTTCAGATTGCGGAGGCTAATAGGGGTGGAACACGCTATTTTTGTAAAGCTATTCGTAAGTACGGAGCGGAGGCTTTCACTGTCGAGGTAATCTACCAAGCTAAAACTGATAACGAATTGTCAAAGATGGAAACGTTCTTCATCATTCTGCACCAGTCTCACAAACCAGAAAACGGTTACAACCTTACATTAGGCGGAGAGGGGGTATCAGGCTATAACCATACGCCAGAATGGAAAAACGCAGCGAGTCAACGGATGAAAGGAGATAAACGCAATCTCGGTCGTAGGCAATCTGAAGCTGAGCGGGAGATGCGCAGCGAACGTAGTTCTCGTCACATGCTGGGTAAGCACCCCTCTCAAGAGACAAAAAATAAAATTAGTGCTTCAGTTAGTGCGGCAATAATGGGCTGTAGAAATCCGTTCTTTGGTAAGCATCATTCTGAAAAAACAAAGAAACAGCTAAGCGATCAACGGAAAGAGATAGTACCTTCTTGCCAGATGCTAGGAGCTAAGTCTGTAAGTGGAACTATTTGGACGCACAATCCGAGTACACAGGACTCTAAGCGTGTAAAGAAAGCGGAAGAAACCGCATATTTGTTAGATGGTTGGTTGCTTGGTCGTGGCCCGAAAGCGAGCGAATCCGCCAAGAAGCGTGGTGTTTCTGCGGAACACATTCGTCACATGGTTGAACGTCGGCTAGCAAAAAAGGCGGGGTAACCTATGGCAACCAACAACAATCCGGACCTTCTGTATCTTAAATCCCGAGAAGCTCTTTTGCAGTATGAAGACGCTAGATTGAACTCGCTACTGCAAGCGGTTGCAAATTTTTATACCACCAGCAACGATCAATCAATCTGGGGCAACTTCCTCCGCGCCCTGGCGATCGAGCTGTCCAAGCTCGACTACGACTACTCCTACGACCTCGTCAACAAGGACCCGAACCTCCTGACCCCGGCCGACATCCGCCGCCGCTGGGCCGCGCCCCTTTACCTGACTGGCAACTGGCCGAGCCAGGGGCAGTTCGACCTCGCGTTCAAGGCCATGCTCGTCGAGCTCATCACGGCGTACGGCCAGGGCACGACCGTGGACGCGATCCAGGAGGTGATCTTCGCCTACACCGGGATCAACATCGTCGTGGAGCAGCTCTACCAGCAGATCGGCAACGGCGTCTACGACCAGTCGGACCGCAACTCCATCAAGGTGTCCGTGGCCGTCGGGGGCGCGGGGTCCAACCCGCTCACCACGATCACGACGCTCGCGCAGCTACAGGTGGTCGTCAACAGCCTCTACACCGCCATCGCGCTCGCCACCCCCGCGCACGTCGGCATCGAGTTCACCACCGTCTTCGGCGAGGCCGAGGACCTGGAGTGCATGATCAGCCCGTCCCTGCTGACCCAGCAGCAGTACGCCGTGGAGGACACGGTCACGCAGGGGTTCTACGGCCTGACCGGCTGGGTGCCGATCAACCCCGGCCTGACCGGCTGGGTGCCGATCAACCCCGCGCTGTTCTACAGCCTGATCGGCTGGGTGCCGATCAACCCAGCGCTGTTCTGGATCAAGAACACGGTGTACGTCCCGGGCAGCCTGATCCTGGACTACAACAAGAACTTCCAGCTCGCCACCTCCGTGGTCGGCCTCGGCGAGTCCGGCCCCGGCCCGGCCGCCCCCGCGTGGAGCACGGTCTCCGAGCACGCGACGGCGGACAACCAGATCACCTGGACCAACATCTCTCCAGCCGTGGCGAGCACGTCCCTGTCCGCCAACGTGGTGACCGTCAACCTCAGCTTCCCGGTGCCGCTGGTCATCGGCTCCGTCGTCACCCTGTACAACCTCGGGGCGTCCGCGTTCCTGAACGGCCAGGCGCTCGCGGTGGCCTCCATCAGCGGCTCCACGTTCACCGCGAACTTCGTCCACCCCATCTACCCGACCACGCCGGAGGCGACGGGCACGGCGACCTTCGCCCTCCCGACGCCGATCAACAACATCCAGTACCAGGCGCTCACGCCGCAGTGGCAGTCCCTCTACCAGCAGCAGTACAAGAACACCAACTGCACCTCGGCCGGGATCGGCGACACCCTCCGCATCTTCGTGCAGCAGGTGGAGCGGCCGCCGCTCAACGACATGCTGGTCGTCGCCCCCGTGCTCAGCCCGACCAACGCGAACACGTCCATAGCCGCGTGGGGCGACACGCTCAATCGGCAGGTCACCCCCGCCCAGTGGGCGACCATGCCGAGAATCTTCGTCAACATCGCGAGCGCCTACGCCGACGGCAAGAACGCCACCTACATGTACGTGCCGACCTCGGACCCCGTCACCGGGAACATCCAGTTCCTCCACGAGGGCGAGCTGGTCACCGTGAACGCTTTCAACTCCGGCCCCTCGCTCGGGTTCAACGTGACGGCCAAGATACGCAACGTCATCAACACCGTGGCGCAGATCACGGCGACGGCGGTCCAGACCAACGTCCTGACCGTGACGACCGTGTCCAACACCCTGGTCACGGGCTCGCTGGTCAACATCGCGGGGCTCTCCGCGAGCGCGTTCCTGAACGGCCTGTCGTTCGTGGTCGTGACTGCGGGGCCGACCTTCTTCACGGCGGCGTACACCCACGCGAACTACGCCTCGACCCCGGACAACGGGACCGCCGAGGTCACGTCCTTCCAGATTCCGGCGACGGGCACCACCGCGCTCACGAGCGCACCGCTCCCGCTCAGGGGCGGCCTGGTCACGCCCGTGCCGCAGGCGGGGTACTACCTCTCCGGCGGCGTCTACGTCCTCGGGCAGCCGCCTCTAGGGATCAGCATCACGCCTCCGGCTGGGCAGCCGTACTCAGGCGAGAGCTGGGTGCCAGGAGGCACGGTGTTCCAGGGGCAGATCGTCGTCGACTCGAACGGATACACGCAGCTGGCCCTACAGCCAGGAGTCTCGCAGGCGTCCCCGAACCCGTCGTGGAGCGAGGACAAGAACGCGTCGACCACGGACGGCAGCGTCATCTGGCGCAACGTCGGCAGGAACACGTTCACCGCGCCGCAGAACTGGATCGCCATCTGGAACATCAACGCCCCAGGGCCCCGGCAGAGCTCGTACGACTTCTCCGTGTGGACGGGCGAGATCGGCAACTGGGACTCGACGCAGCCCTACGGCCTGCTCGCGCCGCGCCTCGACCGGGTGTGGGAGATTTCGGGCGGCGACCAATCATTCATCTTTGGGTTGTTTTAATATGATTGTTTATTTAATCACCAACGCAGCGAACGGAAAAATGTACGTAGGAATGACCGCGGCGACTCTTAAGGTGCGATGGAGAAGGCATCAAAAGGAAGCTAGAAACGGGAGGAATACTTATTTCTGTAACGCCATCCGTAAATACGGTGCCCTGTCTTTTAGACCTGAAGTCCTACTGACCTGTGAGAGCCGAAAAGACGCCGCTAATTCTGAAAAATTTTACATTAGGTTTTTTGATCTCCGCGATCCCAACAAGGGATACAACTTAACTGAAGGCGGTGAAGGAACTTGGGGCTGGAAACACTCCGAAGAAGCTAAGCGAAAAATGAGGCAGGCGAAAAAGGGTAAGTCATCCCATTGGAAAGGAAAAACTAGGTCTGAAGAATCACGTCGAAAAATGAGTCGAGCGAAAAAGGGGATAGCGTCCTCGGGCGAAAAAAATAATTTCTACGGTAAAACCCATACAGAAGAAACTCGTCGGGCAATAGGTGATTGGCACCACATCAACGGTCCTAAGCTTTGGACTTCAGAGCGTCGCGCTGCTCAATCTAAGCGATTGAAAAAACTTCGTGCTGAACGATTTTGGTCCACTCGTAAAAAGACATTAGGGGTTTCATAAGCAGATGGCAGAAGAAACCAAAACCGCGTATGTGTCTCCCCCGCACGGCGAACTTGTGATTACTATAATCCGCGATGCGAACCCCCGTGTCCTTCTCACCCTCGACCTCGGCATCCCGAACTTCACCGTGTTCTCCATGACGCTGCCGCTGGCCGAGGGGCAGCCCGGCGCTATGTCTCAGCTTCTCGCAGAAGCGGTGCACGTTCTCTGCGACGAACTTGCGGTGTTCATGACCAGCCTGGAATACGACGAACAAGTTTCCACGCTTGCCTACGCCACGGTGCTCGCCGCGTTCAAGGGGATGAGCACGGAGGCTGACCCCGCGAAGGAGCAGTCCGTCACCGGGCAGGACCCGACCGTCAGCACCTACGAGGGCACGTTCGAGATTCCGATGACGTTCATCAACGAGACGCAGGCGAGGGTCGTGACCGGGTCCGCCAAGAAGATCAGGCGGCAGCCGCCCGTGCGCCACATCGAGCTCACGTACTCGCCGAAGGAGAGGACCAAGCCGAGCGACACGGCGAGGGTCATCCGCATGTACCGCGACCGCAGCATCAAGCAGATGCCGAAGAAGCCGATGTACGTGGTCGTGTACGACAACATGGGCCGCCCAGCGGGCACGATCCCGATCGGCCCCGGCAAGAACTTCAAGAACGAGCTGCTCCGCATGACCCACGGCAAGAGGGCGAGCGTGGACTTCTCCGAGCCCGTCAGCTTCCCGAACGAGCAGGAGATGAAGGCGTCCCCGCTCAGCGGCATCCCGCGAGCGATCTCCGTCGGCGGCATGACCTACCAGCCCGAGGCGATGTCGGGCGGCGACATGGCCCTGTACCACGGGCCGCAGGACTACATCGTGAAGTTCCCCGACGGCCGCTCCCAGGTGTTCCCCGGCAGGCCGACGTTCCGCAAGATGCGCACGCTCAACTTTCCCGTGCCGCGCAACCGCTTCCGCTGGACGCTCATCCCGCAGGACACGCTGGAGCAGCCCGAGGACATGAAGGCACCGGAGGAGGAAGTGAAGGAGGCGGCGGCCCCCGAGCAGCCGACGGAGTGGCGCGACCAGCCTGGGAAGCCGAAGGACACGGTCGACCCGGCCAACGTGATGCGCAAGGGCGAGGGCATCGTCTACCTGAAGCCGACGAAGACCTACGACGACCTGGTGCCGCTGGACACGCTCCAGAAGCGCCTGACGCGCGACGGCCTCGCGGGGAAGCCAGTCTACGCCGGGAGGATGATCATCGACCGCGTCGGGCACTACGGCACCTTCGAGGGCAAGAACGTCGTCGTCGTGCCCCAGTACTTCATCCGCCGCTACGGGGTGAAGCGGGACGACGGCACCTGGTCCGTGTACCACCTGCGGGGCGACGGCAAGGCCCAGCGCGTCGGGTTCCACCCGATCAAGGACGGCGAATTCATCGAGCCCCAGCCCGTGCAGAGTATTAGTGAATAGATAGTATGCAAATCTACAGGGTCACAAACCAGGTCAACGGCAAGGTTTACATCGGTAAGACCGTGCAGCCGATGAGGAAGTACTGGCGCGACCAACTAAGCGCTGCGATCCGTGGTTTGGTGGGAAAACGATACCTGTACAACGCCATCCGCAAACACGGGCCAGACGCCTTCGCAGTCGAGGTGATCCATCGCGCTAGGACCCCTGAGGAGCTCTCGGCCATGGAGACGTTCTTCATCGTCCTGCACCAGTCCCACAGGCCGGAGAACGGGTACAACCTGGCGATGGGCGGTGAAGGATTCAGCCCCGGCGGTTTGAATCCAAGGGCGGGAAACAGGGCGCTAAAAGGCACTGCCCACCCGATGTTCGGCAGGCACCATTCAGAGAATTCAAATCGAAGAAACCGTGATGCCCATCTTGGCATAAAGGCGTCGTTAGAAACTAGAGCACTGCTATCCCTAAAGCGCAAAGGCGGGAAATCGTCGCTGGAGACGCGTAAGCGTGTTGCCGCTAGTAAGCTAGTAAAAAGGTTCCCAAAACTTTCTGAAGCCCTTCGGGGCAAACCAAAATCAGAACAGGCTAGGCGAAGCATGTCCGCCGCCGCGAAACTCAGGGCCCAAAGGCCAGAATGTCTTGAAATCCTAAGGGCCAACGGCAGGAAAACGGCTTCGCGACATCAGGTTAGGGGGGCATAAATGCAGCTCAACTACAGGGACCAGCTCAGCCGGGATAAATACCCAGGAAAAATCAACATCCGTGTCATGAGGGCGGACAACGGAGAAATTTTGTACAACGGCCACAATATAATTGTAAATGTAGTCCGATTTTTGTTCGCCCGCCTCATGGCGAACGCCCTGCCGAACGCCCCGCAGCCGCCCTACACCCTGGGCCAGGCGGGCGTCTCCGCCGACCCGCTCTACGGCATCTGGGGACTTGCCCTGGGCGCTGGCTCCCCGAGCTGGGCACCCGAGACGCAGCCCGACCCGTCCCCGATCCAGACGGCCCTGATCTCCCAGTTCCTCCGCAAGCCCGTGTCCAGGATCAGCTACGTCGACCAGAACTTCAACCCGGTGTCCACGTTCAGCACGCTGGTGGACTTCCAGACCACCGTCAACGCCGCGACCGACAACATCACGCAGAGCATCCGCGAGATGGGGCTGATCGGCGGCGGCACTCTCGTCGGCGCGGGGAACCTGCCGACGAACATGCTCACCGCGCCGTACTTCAACCCGAACGCCGTGCCCCCGGGCCCGGCCGACAGCGTGGTGCTGGTGAACTACAAGACCCTCCCCCCACTTATACTTCCTGCCGGGGTTGACATAATTTTCAGCTGGATTTTATCATACTGACCCTTTGTTTTCAACAACTTACAAAAAACACCAATGAATTACAAGTTTCTTGACTTTGGGATAATCTTAGTGTAGGGTTTAGAAATGATAGAGTTTCCCGTTCCGTCTAGCACCGAGTTTTGCGCATGGGGCTGCGGTCGCCCCGCGAAGTTCTTCTCCGACAAGTCCTACAAGCCGCAGTACACCTGTTCCCGCCTGTGGCAGGAATGCCCCGCCAAGCTCAAGCGCGGTCGAGAAAAATACACAGCCACGATGATCGCCCGCCATGGTGTCACCGTGCCCATGAAGGACCCGGCGTTGGACAAGAGGCGGCGGAAGACCAACCTTGAGCGTTACGGCGCGGAGCAGGTCATGCAGTCCGAGAAGGTGCGGAGGAAGTACAGGAGAACCCTGAAGGTCCGCTACGGCGCGACACATATCAGCCAAGTCCCCGGCGTACTTGATAGGGCAAATGCTACTCGTACTGAACCTTATAAGTCCTTGGAAAACAGAGAGGTAATAAATAAGAAAAAAATTTTCACATCTCGTAAAAATTATGGCACCGACTGGCCGATTCAAAACCCCGAGGTGTTCCAACGGAACCTCGACTCCTGCTTCAAGAGCAAGCCCACGGCGCTTCCTTCCGGCGCTATAGTGTTTCTGCAAGGCTACGAGCCTCTGGCGCTGGCACACCTGCTGGAGAACGGGTACGAGGAGCAGGATTTTCTGTGGGCGGGCAAGCCCTCGTTCAAGTACTTGGACGCCAGCGGCAAGACGCGGCGGTACCATCCCGACTTCGTGCTGCCAAAGCGGAGGATGATAATCGAGGTCAAAGCGCAGAAGTGGTTCGAGCGGGACAAGGACAATATCATCCGCAAAGGCAGAGCGTGCGCCGGTGCCGGGTGGGAGTTCACGGTCGCCGTTATGGGCAATAACATACGGAAGCGCAAGTACAACGAGGTCAAACTCCTGCCTTTGCGGGTACTATAGTAGGAACACTTATGTGCGACTTTGATAACCCGCCGTCCTGCGACGGATACGACTGCGACTTCGAGCTGACGCCCGAGGAGGTCAAGAGGATCAAGCGTGCGATGCAGGAGGCCAACGACGGCCTGACCTACGAGATGCTCTTCGACAAGCGCGAGGGGCACCAGTGGGACGTCAAGTGCAACCCGTGCGGCAGGGTCGGCAACATGATGGAGAAGCCGTTCCCGCACAAGCTGGACTGCCCGATGCGGCGGCTCAGCGAGGAGAAGGACTGATGGGAGAGAACATATTCGCGCTGCAACTCAGCCAGCCCCAGCCGCAGCAGGTCATGCCCGTCTCGGGGATCGCGTGGGACCAGGGCCTCCGCGCCATCCTATCCGTTCGCACGGTCTGGGCGAAGCTCCAGACGACCGTGCTGTTCGGGGACTCGCTGTACATGATCTGGTACGACATCGGGTCGCTCTCCCGCCAGGACGGGTTCAGGGCCTTCATCAAGCCGTACTTCGGCACGTCCGTGCCCGCCGCGCAGCTTGACCGCCCGCCGTACGCCGCGACCCCGAACCTCTACTACATGTACCCCGGCCTCCCGATCCCGGCCCCAGCCCCGCCCGTGGCCACCGGGCGCGTGACCATGCTCGACGCGGGCTTCGACCCGTTCCGGGGGTATTGGATCGAGTTCGCTGGCAACTACTTCCTCACGTTCCCGCTGTTCAAGAACTGGCCCAACGTGATAAAGGATTCCCCCAAATTTAAGGGATTTCAGCCATCCGCAAACAATCCCGGTCCCGGCACCCCCAAGACCTAACATAGCCTAATCGCATTTGCATAACAAAAATATAATTGGACTACGCACCTCTTTCATAGAGAAGGTGTATATGGCGCGATTTGAGAACATTGCAGGATTTTAGGAGGCATCATGGGTACAGCGCAAATAATCGTACTGGTTCCTAATTCAGGCCCAGCAGCCGGGGGCACGCTGGTAAAAATCTTCGGCGTCAACTTTGTTCCCGATCCAAACCTTGTAGTCGTGTTTGGGGGAACCGCGCAAGCCACGGACGTTACATACATCAGTCCGACCGAAATCACCTGTGTTACCCCAGCGGGAGCGGTAGGCGCAGCGAACGTCACTGTGTCCGACCAAACTGGGGCCACCTTAGCCAACGCGTTTACGTATGTGGCTCCAGCGCCCCCACCGCACAAACAGCCAATGGCGGGGGTACCGCAGTCGGAGGATTAAAAAATTCGTGGGCGTGTAGTCGAGCGGGAAGACGTTCGGTTTGCATCCGAGAGGCGGGGGTTCAATTCCCTCCATGTCCACCAAAGGCTCTGCTTCGGCAGAGGCATCAGTCTCGTTGCCGGAATACGTAGACCCGCGTCGGGAGCGGCCGTGAGGGACTTAGCCGAAATAATCATTATCGCCCAAAGATTCTCCATAGGCTCGCCTGTAAAAAACAGGCGGGCCTTTTCTTTTGCCTTCAACAACCACGCCCTTTGCGGTTCGTAGGCGCGGGTCGGAACTTGTTCAGCGGTTCGGCCGCCGAAGTTCCCTAAGCGGAGTTTTCGGCATGACGCACTCACCCGGTGGCGCGTCAGGAGGCGCCTCGTGAGGCTCGGCGATCCGATCAATGGCCACGGGCTTGCCAGTCCAGCCGCATTTGTCGCAGGTTGGCCGCTCCCACTCCACGTCAGTGAGGTCTTCGTGATAACCGCTCTGAGGCGACAATCTTATTTCGCACATCCGCGGAGCACCCGAAGAATGCCGCTCTTGCGGTTCGCACAGCCGATGTAGATAGGTCGTTCGGGGTTTTCGAGAGACTCAACACCCTGTGGCAGAAACAGCTAGGCCTTGCGTGTCAAGTTTTATTGCCATAAAACTTGACATTCGCACCCTGACAAATCTACATTCAAAGCATGCGAGCCGCGGTCAAAACCCCGACCCGATCCAAAAATGTCATACTGTGGTTGTCCTCCAGCGAATACTCTGTGTCATTCCAAATTGCTTGGGTCGTTCGCATACAACGGCATTGACCGTGTGGACAATTCCAAGGACTACATCCTTGGCAATGTCGTTCCTTGCTGTTCTGTTTGTAACAAAATGAAGAACAACATGCCAGCGTTGGAGTTTTACTGCCGCATTCGCTCCGTTGCGGACAACATGAAAAGGTACTTTATCAATCCCCCGCAAACCTGATAGGATAGCTGAATGGACATCCCGATGCCCGACGACCTGCTGTTGGCGTACCAGACTTTCACCCTTCTTTGTTCTCGGCACAATTTCAGCTACGCGGGCATGATGGCCGGGGTGGACCCGCCGTCCCTGTTCGTCATCGGGAACGTGACCGAGCGCGGCCACGACCTCGCCGTCCTCCTCCGCACGTACGCCCAGATCATCGACGAGAAGACGGACGCGGGCCAGATCGAGAAGGAAATCCCCAGGAACGTCAACTGACCGGGTACCACTACACGTCCGCCGAGAACTACGAGAGGATCAGGACCGAGGGCCTCGCCCCGTACTGGATCAGGAAGAAGGACCTCGAGCTCTGGTTCGGCGACGGCATCCACGGCATCTGGCTGTGGAAGAACGACCTCGCGGGGAACGACCACCTCGGCTCGGTGCTCTGGCAGCTCATGACCAAGGCCAGCACGGTCATCGTGAAGCTGCGGGTGGAGTACGGCGAGGAGGACCAGTATGTCCGGCACGGCTGCCCCGTGGAAATCCTGCACGGCGGCAGGCTGGGCGTGTGGGCCTACCACGACCGCGTCCCCGCCGTCGTCATAGGAAAG